CGCGGACCTGCGCGGCGCGAACCTGCGCGACGCGGACCTGCGCGGCGCGAACCTGCGCGACGCGTACCTGGGCGGCGCGAACCTGAGCGACGCGTACCTGGGCGGCGCGAACCTGAGCGGCGCGTACCTGCGCGGCGCGTACCTGCAGAACGCTAAAATCCGCCTTTCCGATGGCACGGAGGTCAATCTGGCCGCAGTGCGGGCCGTTTTGAGTGTCGGCCCGATCGGCTCAGAGGGAGGCACGCTGCTGATCTATCGCGCCGAGCATGGCGCACTCTTTGCCCAGCGCGGTTGCTACGGCCCCGCGCCAATCGCCGGGTTCGAGGCTCGCGTTGCCGAGGTGCATGGCGACAGTCTGCACGGCATCGAGTACCGCGCGGCCATTGCGCTTGCGACCGCTTGGGGGAGCGCGGCGTAATGATCCCCGCCTCCCTTCTGCGAGCCCTGGCCCACCCCGCGCTCGCCGCCGATTTCCAGCCGCGCCCCGTTGATGCCGGCTCTCCTTTCCTCGTCACGTTCTGCCCCACGCGCCACCTCTGGACGCTGAGCGACGGCATCATCGCGTCCGAGCACGAGACGCTGCGCGAGGCCGAAGAGGCCCGCGAGATGCTGGCCCGCGCGCTGATGGGCGGCGCCCAGGCGCAGCTCTCCGAGGCCGCGTGAGATGAGCGCGCAGCACACGCCGGGGCCTTGGGTGCTGGAAGGCCATTGGTCCATCGACGACAAGCCAATGGGCGGCTGGATTTCTACCAAGACGCCGATGCCTCTGTTTGAGTTGGGTCCGGTTCTAGGCGCGCCGGAGGAGATGCAAGCCAACGCCCGCCTGATCGCTGCCGCGCCCGATCTTCTTCAGGCCCTCAAGTGGTTCATCGACGACATCGACGGAACCCACACCGTAATGGTCGATTTCGACGCGAACGTGGATGCCGCCCGCGCCGCCATCGCCAAGGCCCTCGGGAGTGATGCGTGATGCCCAGCAAGAATATCGAAAACGCTGCGGTCTTCTTTCTTACGGGCCTGGTCTTCGCCTTCTCTGCCCTCTGGGCAATGTTTGGCTTCGGTTGGGCTGCGGCTTTCATCGCCACGGTCTGCTTCCTCTTCGTGATGCTTCTGCTGCTGATTGAGAGGACCAAGTGAGCAACCTCCGCCGCCACGCCTTCACCGATCCCGACGCGATCCTCTCGCGCGCCGAGCGGATCCACGAAGAGTTGGCCGATCAGGCCGACGCGCTGCTTGGCCTGCACGAGAACCTGAGCGCCGAGCTGGAGCGCATCGACAGCGCCGTTGCCGACGCGGCCCGCAACCCGCGCGCTGCCGATCTCGGCGAACTCCAGCGCCTCGTCCGCCGTGCCCGTGCCGCGCTGGAAAGCCTGCGCTCGGGGCAGACGCCGCTGGAAGTCCCGCTCGCTGACACGCTGCAGGACGCGGTGGACACGCTCCACGCGAACACGCCGAAGGGCAAATCCGTCGTGAAGCAAGCCGACCGCGCGCTGGTGCAGGCTCAGGAGCAGGCCCGATGAGCAAGCCCGTTTCTCTCCGCGTCTCGCGCTTGGTGCAGTTCTTCGCCGCTGAGCGCGTGCGGGAAGCTTGGGTGGCCGCGCTCAACGCCGCCCAGCGCCACGCCGATGAGGCGCAGGCCGCAGAGCACCAGGCGCACGCGTTCATGGCCCGGCAAAACTGGGATGTGGCCGATAGCTACTGGCGCAAGGCGGCGAACTCTAGCCTGCGCGCCGCGGCGGAGCACCTGTCCTATGGCGGCGACAACTGGGCCGCGTCCTACGAAAACGCCGCCGAGCGGTGCCTGCGGATGGTCGGCAAGCGGCCTCGGGTGCAAGCCTAACCATGGCGCTGCTCCCGATCCCCCCTGGCCGCCCTGAGTGGCTGGCCCTGCGGCGGCGCCACATTGGCGCGTCGGAGGTGGCCATCCTCTTCGGCGTCGCTCCCGACTATCTGCCGGGGCCCTATGCGCTGTGGCAGGTGAAGGCCGGGCATATCGAGCCCGAGGACGTGGACAATGAGCGCACCCGCGCTGGCCTCAAACTTGAAGACGCCATCGCGGAGATGGCCGCCGAGAAGGAAGGCTGGACTGTCCAGCCGGGCATCTACGGCTCCGTGCACGGCCTTGGCGCCACGCTGGACCGCATCATCGCAGCCCCCGGCCCGAATGACCCAGGCTGCTCGGGCCCTGGCGTGCTGGAGATCAAGAACGTCGATTGGCTGGTCCATCGGCGCTCCTGGGGCGACGAGCCCCCCATGCACATCCTGCTGCAGCTGCAGGCCCAGCTTGCGGCCACGGGTTACACCTGGGGCGCGGTCGCGGCGCTGATCGGCGGCAACCACGTCGAGGTGTACCGCTACCAGCCGAGGCCGAAGCTTCAGGCCGAGATCATCCGCCGGGTGCGGCACTTCTGGGCCTCAATCGAGGCCGGCACGCCGCCGGCTCCGGATGGCAGCGACGCCACCTATCGCGCGCTCCTGCAGCTGGCCCCTGGGGAAGATCATGCGCCGGCCGAACTCGACGCGGACGAGGCGGCGCTGAAGGCAGCCGCCGACTACCTCGCCGCCAGCGCCGCCGAAAAGGACGCTGAGCGAAAGCGCAAAGAGGCCCGCAACATCCTGATCCACGCGCTGGGCAACCACCGCTGGGGCATGGGTGGCGGCTACCAGATCCGCCAGGCCGTTATGGACGAGAGCCCTGGCACCCTCATCACCGCCGAGATGATCGGCACACGGATCGGCGCGCGCGCACAGAGCCGCCGGCTGACCGTCAAGGAACTGAAAGCATGAGCCAGTCCACCAGCCGCGCTGTCGCGCCCATCGAGGCGCTGAAGTCTCAGCTTGCCCGCAGCAAGGGCGAGTTTGCCATGGCGCTGCCCTCGAACATCTCTCCGGAGAAGTTCCAGCGTGTCGTGCTGACCGTGGCCGGGCAGAACCCTGATCTTCTGTCCGCCGACCGGCGCAGCCTGCTTGGCGCCTGCATCAAGTGCGCGCAGGACGGCCTGGTGCCCGATGGTCGCGAGGCGGCGCTCGTCCTCTTCGGCGGCAAGGTCCAGTACATGCCGATGCTGGCTGGCCTTCTGAAGCGGGCCCGCAACAGCGGCGAAATCTCCAACGTCTCCGCCCACGTCGTCTATTCCGCCGACGAGTTCACCATCGAGTACGGCGATGACGAGCGGCTGGTTCACAAGCCCTCACTGGCGGCAGAGCGCGGCAAGCCGGTCGGCGCCTATGCCATCGCCCGCCTGAAGGATGGCTCCATTGTCCGCGAGTGGATGACGATTGCCGACCTGGAGAAGGTGCGGAACGTCAGCCGCGCAAAGAACGCCGGGCCATGGCGCGACTGGACGGACGAAATGTACCGCAAGACTGTCCTGCGGCGCCTCTCCAAGTGGCTTCCGACCGATGCCGAGGACAGCAAGGCCCGGAGCCTCCATGACGTGGCAAGCCGGGATGATGAACTCGGGGCCCCTGGGGGCGATGCTGATGCTGCGCCCTTCATTGATGGGTTCGCTGAGGAGGCCACCCCCTCGCGTCTCGACGCTCTGGAAGGCGAAATCATTCCTCCGGGCGCGCCTGAGACGGAGGCCGCGTGATGCGCACCCAGCCAGTCCGCACGATCACCATCGAAATCTATGAGCGCGACGGGATCGACATCATCGAAGGGGAAAAGGTCTGGTCCTGTCTGACCTGGGACGAGGCCCTTGGCTCGATTGCTGAGATGACACACCCCAGCGTCGGCACCCCTCGCTACCGCCCATCTGACAGGGCCGAGCAGGACCGTCTGCGGACTGAGGAGGCCGCGTGATGTCGAACGGCACCCCCTGGCCCTCCGCCCGTGTCGAAGCGCTGCGCCGCGTCTATCCGACCGACGTGCCGATGGATGAGGTGATCCAGCGCATCATGGAGGCGGCGCCTGGGCTGCCCGCGCCGACTGTCCAGGGCATCCTCAGCCGCGCGTCGCGCATGGGCATCAAGCGGCCGAGGTCATCGAAAACCCCGGTTGACCGGCTGAAAACCGACCTGACGGGGTTGGTGGTCGGCCAGCTCACCGTGCTGCACCGGACGAGCCAGAAGGACAGCTCGGGCGCCTATTTCTGGTCCTGCCAGTGCTCCTGCGGCGAGGCGCGGGAAGTGCGCGGCACCAAACTGCGGCGGGGCTCTGTCACGGGTTGCGTGGGCTGCACGCAGACCAGGGCGGACGGCATCCGCCAGCAAAATCTCGTGGCGTATCGCGCCGCCGCGCGGGTCTGGAGCGACGAGCGCCTGGAGGTGCTGCGCGAGAGCGTGGCGGCCGGCGATTCCCGCGCCGTGACGCATCAGAAAGTCTGCGCCGCCTCTCCTGAACTGAAGCGGCCCAGCCCTGGAAGCGTCAGCGACAAGATCACGGATCTCGGGCTGGCGACAACGCGCCCGCAGGCCGGCGCTGGATTTGCCAGCGCCCTGTGGCCCGCCGAGCGGCTCGAACTCCTGCCCGATCTCTGGCCGCGCCCCGGCCTTTCGATGGTGGAGATTGTCAGCGAACTAGCGAAGGCGGCGCCGCATTGCCCCGCGCCCAAGTCGAACACGGTCTATCTCTGGGCCAAGAAGCTGGGCCTCGGCGCGCGGCCAATTTCGCTTGTGAAGAACGCAGTTGTGGGTGGCGGGCGGCCGTTCGAGACCACGATCTGGTCTCCGGAGCGCATGGCCGCGCTGCCCGGCCTCTGGGCTGAGGTTCTGTCGCCGGAGGGCATCCGAGCCCGTCTCGCCGATGTCTCGCCAGACATGCCGCTGCCGACCGTTAATGGCGTCATGGATCGGGTCCGGCGCCTGAAGCTGCCGCCTCGCCCGAGGGTTCGGGCTGTCCGCCCGCCTCGCCCGCCCCGGCCCCGCAAGGTCGCTGCGCCGAAGCCGCCGAGGGTCGTTGCACCGAAGCCGCCGAAGCCACAGAAGGCGCCGCTCTGGGAGCCTGAGGTCATCCGCCGGGTGCGCGAGATGCGCCTCGCCGGCCGCTCGTTCCCGCAGATCGGCGCGGTGGTGGGCCGCAGCAAGGACAGCGTGGCTGCGCTCTGCCGCAAGATCGAAGTCCAGCCGGAAGTGGCCGTGCGTCGCGGCTCCAAGCCCAAGCCGGCCGTGACGGTCGTTGTGACCCGTGCTGAGGCCGCCGCGAAGGCCAAGGAGCTGCTGGCAACCCTCTTCGACCGCTTCGGCAAAGACCGTCGCAAACTCGAAGCCCGGCTCGATGAGGAGATCCTGGAGATCAGCAAAAAGAGCGGCATGCTGGCCGCGACGTGGCACCGCTACGGCCGCCAGCCAGAAATGATCCCGCGCGCCGGGCGCGACGCAATGCGCGAGGTGCGCGCGCTCATCGGGCAGGTCCGTATGGAACGATACAGCAGGGAGGTCTCGGAATGACCACGATCCTGGAAGCGGCGGCGCGGGCGATGTGTGCTGCTGACGAGCTGGACCCGGACGAGCTGGTCTATGGCTACACGACGGTGCGACCGTGTTTTAAGCGCTGGACTCGCCCCGAATACAAAGGCCGCGCAGAAGCAGTGCTCCGCGCCGCCGGCTTCACCGACGCCGACATGGCCGCGCCGGTTGGTTCGCGCGTGGTTGTGCCGAGGGAGCCGACGCGAGAGATGCGAGACGCGTCGATGCGTATCCCCCACGCGCGGGACGAGGAAATTTACCGCGCCATGATCCGTGCCGCCGCGCCCGCTGGGACGGAGGGCGGGGCGTGAGGGTGCTCGATCTGTTTAGTGGCATCGGCGGATTTTCTCTCGGCCTGGAGCGGACGGGCGCCTTCGAGACCGTGGCGTTTTGTGAGATCAACCCCTTTTCCCGCCGCGTCCTTCAGCGGCACTGGCCGGATGTGCCCATCCTGGAGGACGTGACAACCGCTGAGTTCCCCGAAGCCGATGTCATCACCGCAGGTTTTCCTTGTCAGGATCTGAGTAATGCAGGAATGCGCGCCGGTCTGTCCGGCCCCCGTTCGGGGCTCTGGCGGGAGGTTGTTCGAGCCGTTCGCATGGTTCGACCGAAGCACGTCATGCTGGAGAACGTGGCAGACCTGCTTGGTCTCGGGATGGGCCGAGTGGTCGGAGACCTGGCCAAGGCAGGGTATGACACGGAATGGAATTGCATTCCGGCTTGCGACGCCGGCGCCCCGCATGAGCGCGACCGCATCTGGATTGTTGCCGACGCCGAGGGCATCCGACGCGGAGAGGGGTGGACGTGGGGACTTGCTGACGGTCTTGCGGGGCTACCGAAGCCGCCATGCTGGGACGGACAAGATCCAGTCGCTTATTTCGAGGAAAGGGAAGGTGAACCCGCGCTTCTTGGAGTGGATGATGCGATACCCGATTGGATGGACCGAGTGTTCGCCCTCGGCAATTCGCTCGTTCCGGACATCGCGGAAATGATCGGCCGCCGCATCGCCGCGGTCGATGCCGAGAGGACAGCAGCATGACCCTCGCCCAGGCCACCGCCTCGGAGGCGGATTTCAGAGCGTGGATGCAGGCGCGGGCGAGGAAGATCAAGCGATGAGCAGCACACAGATTCGGACGCCAGCCGCAAGCAACGCGGGATGGCTGCGCAGCATCCGCAGCGCCGCGCGCACAATCGGCCTGGTGGCCTGCATGGTTGCCGTGGCGCCCGTTGTGGCGGTGGTCGCAATGATGTCGGAGGACCGCACCCATGACTGACGCCACCCTCCCCACCCCTCCCCCCAACCTCGCCGCCGCTGCCTCAGCGATGGCGCGGAACGAAGCCTGGGCCAACGCGACGATCCGGCCTCGGCAGGAGCATTTTCGGCGGGTCTACCGCGAGCGGGCGGATGCGGCGATTGCGATGAAGGAGGGGAGGGAGCAATCGCATGGGTGATGAAACGAGCGGCTTGGCGGAGCTGCGGCGGCTGGCGATGGATGCAGCGAGGGAGGCGCCGACGCCCCGCGCGCTGAAATGCTGGCCCTGGTCGCATCGGTGGACGATGTGGCAGCCCGATTTCCAGGGGTCGATATGTCAGCGACGCCGCTGCCTCCGATGCGGGCTATCGAAGGGCAGGGTGGTATGACCGAGCAAACCGGCGGCTACCCGCCGCCTCCGCGCGGGTGGCGGATGCTGACGCCGAGCTACGCGATCCCCTGGCACCGCTCGCGCGAGTTGGATTGTCGCAATCACAAGGAGCGTTCCCGGTGTCCGATAAAACGAGCCTTCGGCGTCCGGTGATGGTTATGCCTTGGTGTTGGGCGATAGACACGAACGGTGTGGCCCAGCCGGTTATAGTGCAGTCGGAACGGTTGGCGGGCGGCAGCCTGCGCGTGACGATGCCCGCGCCGCCGCCGGGGTGGACTATCAAACTTCAAGTGCGGGAGGCCATGACACATGAAGCCTGAGACGAGCGAAGCCCGGCTCCTGCCGCTTGGGCGCGTGGCGGCGCGGCTGAACCTCTCGCCTTCGGCATTGCGCGAGGCAATGGAGGCTGAGCGGCTGGTGGCGCTCTATGTCAATGACGTGCAGCAGATGGGGGAGATTGGCAACCTCTGCACCCGGGACCGAACGGGCGAGACTTGCCCATACTGTCAATGCGAGAGGGGTCCTGCCCATGCCGCGTGAAACCAGCCAAAATCGAGCCGAGCGGAAAGCCACAGAGTATTGGAACCGCCGCACGGAGGTGGGCACGACATACCATGCTGCATCGAAGTGCGATCATAGGTTTGTCGGATGGCGTCCTTTTGAGGGTGGCAACGGGGGAGAGCAGGTCTGCGCCAAGTGCGGAGCGGGAGCCATGGAATGCACAATGAGGGACGGGCTGTGACCGACGACACCTCAACCAGCCCGATCCCACACCACCAGCTATCGCCCGGCGATGTACTGCGGTGGCAGTGCGACAAGTTCCCCGAGGTCATTCATCGCTGGCGCGTCATTGCTTGCTGCCACGGCGGCATGGGGCAGGAGAGCGTCATCCAAGTGGTGAACGTCTCTCACTCGCCAGCCTACACCCCGGATGGGAAGGCCGATGTGATGGCCATACCTGCGGTGTTGGTCCGGCAATGCACCATCGAGGATGTGGGGGATCGGTTCGGCATCCCATCTGCCAGGAGGTTCGCTAAGTGACCGAGCAAACGAACGAGTGGCCTATTCCGGTCACGGCCGAAGCGACTTTGCGAACCCTGATCCGCAACTGCGCTCGTCCGGCTGGCCGCGCCAAGATTGGCGCCCGGCCGCGCTGGTCGGTGGTGTCCGACCTGACGGCGCACGGCTCCGGCTACTCCGCCGCCCTGTGCCGATGGGCGGGGTTCGATCCCGACGAACTGGTTGTGAGGCGCAAATGACCGACGACACCCCAACGAGCCGTTGGCGTCCTATCGAGACAGCCCCGCGCGACGGAACACGGGTGTTGCTGTGGGCGAATAGCCACACCACCGAGCCGCATTGGGAACATGCTATCGGCTTCTGGTGGGCCGATAAGTGGAGAGTGGATGACCCTCAGTGCGGCGGCACATGCGCCGCCGAGGCCACTCACTGGCAGCCCCTCGATGAGCCGCCCCATGTCTGATCAAACGAGCGAGGATACGCGCACCGTGCGCGAGCGCATGGAGGCGCTGGGCTGGTTCCTGATGGTGTCCGACGACGACTGTTCGGTGGGCTGGTGCAAGGTCGAGGGCACATTGGCAGTCGGCTACCAGAACGAGAACGTCTGGCATGACGACCTAGCCCGCTGCATGGCAGAGGCCGAAGCCGCAGGAGCGTTCCCGGTGTCCGATAAAACGAGGATGAGGGGCGGCTAAGCCGCCTCCCCCTCTCCCCGCTTTTCGGCCTTCTTCTTCCCTGCCCGCATCATGGACAGGATGACCCGCATTTCGCCGGACACGCGGGCCTCGCCATTGGCCATCCGGCGCACGCCCCGCGCGATGGTCACGGGTGGCCGGTTGTCGCCATTCTCTGCTAGCCACCGCGCGAAGCTGGCCTGGGTATGGCCCAGCTCCTCCAGCATCTGGCGGAACCAGGCCGCGTCGTCGGCGTGGTCGCTCATCGGACTCGAACCTTGATCAGGTTCTTCAGCCCATCCAGGAAGCGGCGCCAGAGCGGGCGGCGGTCCTCGGGGTCCGGCCCGCCTCCCCCGCCGGCCTTCTCCACCTTCACTTCGACCTTCACGCCGATGCGCGGGATGCGGACGCGTGGCGGGTCCATTGTGCCAGCCTGTGCCATCCTTGAATCCTCCGAGGCGAAAACCTATTGTTGAGGAACCCGGTGGGCGGGGGTGTTGCACTCACCCCCGCCCGGTAGCCGCTAGGTGAACAGGTGGAAGGTGATTCTAAGGGTCACCTTCCCCCATCTCCTCGTGGCCACCTCCAGTTCGATGGTGATCACCCATCTTTCCTTCGGTTCCGGGTTACCGGCTCTAGTCACCGGCAAGATTCTTATAGGCGATTCTGACCTATTTGCATAGGCGGAAATCGCCTTTTCTCGCATATTTTTTCATCCGATAAGGCTCGGTTACCGCACAGGATCCGGCTCTGCCCCGCCTGCCGTGTGCGGCCTCTCAGGCGGCAGCTTCCTCAGTTCCCAGCCGCACCGCAGTACATGCTCCACCACCCTCTCCGCCGCCAGATCCGCATCCGGCCAGCGCTGCCCCTTCGGCAGCGGCCGTCCCTGCAAGCTGTATCTAAGGGCGTAGGCGATATCGGCTGCCAGGCCGCGCTGTTCGTCGTCCGTCATGCCATCAGCCCCCATTTCCGTGCCAAAGCCAGCCGCTCCGCCTCGCTGATCGGCGGCGGCGCCGGCCATTCTGCCTCCTCCCAAGCCCTTTCTTTCAACAGAGAGTCTAAGGGTGCTCGGAGGTTAGAATCGCTTGCCCAGAGGCTGCCAGGCCGGAACAGGTAAGCCGTGGTGGCCTGCACGAAGCGGCCGCCGCGCACCACGCCGCGGCGCACCCGCGTCAGGATCTGCGCCTGCTCCAGCCGGGCGAGGGCGGCACAGACCGCGCCGATGGAGCGCATGGTCTCCAGGGCGATCTGCTTGATGGCCGGATCACAGGCCCCGGCCCGGCCCCAGCCGCGGAACAGCAGGTGCCAGAGCGTGCCGAGGCCGCTGTCGCGCAGGAAGCCGCCATGCAGGCCGGAGCCGCGGCGGTAGGTGGCGCGGTTCAGCCGCCGGGCGGCGTCCATGATGCGCAGGCGATCGGTGTGGCCGAGCCGCTGGCGCTGCCAGGGGGCCACGGGAACGGAGCCGCGCCGGGCGGGGCGGGGCCTTTGGGAGGTGGGCATGGCTCTCCTTTCGGAAAGCCCCGGCCGAAGGGTCCGTTCAGGCCAGCCGCCGCCGTTCGCAGAAATGGCTTGCGTTCAGAAGCTCATCGCCAGAAGATGGGACTACCACATCGTCTCTTCTGGCTTTTGGCTGGTTGATCGGAGCCCCTGTCGTTTACTCGGCAGGGGCTTTCTGATTCTAGGTCACGTTGGATGTGCCTCAGGTTGCGATACCCAAGAGCCTAGTGTTGCCCCTCAGCGGACGCAATTAACTCATTGGCTTCTAAGGGAAACTCATTCATGTCGACATGTATGCGCGTCGACATGGTAGCGAGTATCGGTTGCTATCCCACGGGCCTGATTGACCTTCTTCCAAAACGTCGGCATGTCGACACGCCGACATGTTGGGGGTGATGGGGATGCGAGTCGTCGCGTTGATGAGCCAGAAGGGTGGAGCCGGGAAATCGACTCTGGCCGTCCACCTAGCAACGGAGGCCACCTCCAGGGGGACAAAGACCCTTCTTCTGGACCTGGACCCGCAGGGCAACCTGACCAACTGGGCCCAACGGCGCGGCGATGCGGCGCCCGATGTGGACGCCATTCACGCCTCGAACCTGGGGCAGACCCTGAAGGATGCCCGAGCCGAGGGTTACGAGCTGGTCCTCGTAGACACCGCTCCCAACGCAGACCGGACGACTATGCTGGTGGCGCAGACCGCTGACTTGGTGGTGAGCCCCTGCCAGCCCGCGCAGTTCGACCTCGACGCGCTGAATGCGACGGTGGATCTGTGCCTTGCCCTCAAGCGGCCGGTTATGGTGGTGATCAACGCCGCCCCGCCACGGGAGAACTCCAGCGTGGTTGCTGACGCGGTGGCCGTGGTGAAGGAAACGGGCGCCGAGGTTTCGCCGGCCGTCATCTCCTACCGAGTGGCCTTTCGTCACTGCCTGGCCAACGGCAGCACGGCTGCTGAGTATGAGCCTGGGGGGAAGGCCGCTGGCGAGATTGCCCGGCTCTATGACGACGTGTCGGCACGCCTACATGACGACATGTCGACGCGGAAGGGTGCGTGATGGCTCTGCGCTCGCGCCCCAAGCTGAACCCGCTGCCGCGCCTCACGCCGCCAGTTGAGTCGGAAGGCCCCGCTCTTTCTCCGCCTCCCACCAAAGCGCCGGTCCCGCCGTCCCGCCAAGGCAAGCGGCAGGTGGCTTTCTTCGTCGATCCCGAGACAAAGCGTCAGCTTGACCGTCTTGGATTGGATGAGGGGCGCCGGCTCCAGCACCTCATGACCGAGGCGGTGAACCTCCTGTTCCAGTCGCGGGGCATGGCCCGGATCGCGGAGCAGAAAGACTGACGACACGTCGACATGTCGACATGATAACCTGCCGACATGTCGGAGTGTTTCCACTCATGCATGCAGACGTGTCGACATGGTAGAGGGGAAGGGCTACCCGCCCTCCCGCTCCATCTCCTCAGCCACCCCCGCCGCCCGCTCCAAATACCACGCCCCCTTCCGCAGATCCTCCGAGAGCCGCCCCTTCTTCCCGGCGCGGAAGGCATACTTGATGGCCGTGCCCCGGCAGTGGGCGATAAAGCCCTCGTTTCCCAGGGCCGCGCGGATGGCGTCGATGCACTCCACCCCGCCGGCGGATTGGTAGTGTGGCGGGTGGCGAACCATGTCCGGCGTCACTGCACCGCTTGTTTGATCAGACATTGGCCGTCTCCAGAGCCAGGATGGCCCGCACCGCCTCTGTCATCGCGATGCGGTTTGCCAAAGCGAAGTCGTATCGCCGCGTTTCGCCATAGCGGTCCGCCGCGCGCTGAATGATCGGGCCTAGCACCGGGTCGGCGCGATCCTCGCTGTAGCGATCCTGTGCGGCAGCAAAGAAGCGGACAATCAGGGCTGCCGCGTCTGGCGCGTCGTCAAAGCCTGTCTCTGCGATGATCTCTGCAATCCGCGCCGCGTGGCGATCCTCCCATGCGCTCGTCTTGGTGGCGTCTGTCATTCTCCGCGCTCCGTCTTGCCAGGGCAGCATTGCCTGGCCTGTTCGAGAATTTCCCATGCACTCTCGCAGACGCCGCATTGGTAGGGCTGCTCAAGCCGTGCCGAAGCGATGTGGAACCGCTTTGCAACGGCCTCCGGGTCAATTCCGTCCTCAACACACTCGGCCATGATTTCCTCGTCAGAGGCGGCGAGAATGTCCTCGATCAGCGCGTCTTGCAGGTTGCGGATGCGCTGCGCGTCCGTCAGTGGGTGGCGGCTGTGTGCGTCGTCAGTCGGTGAGGTCATTCGCTCCCTCCGTCTGCTGATATTTGGCCAGCAGCTTGTAGATGGTACTGCGTGCCACGCCTTCGCGCCGCGCAGCCTTGGCGACAGACAGCCCTTCGCCGCCTTCCGCCTTGTCCTTGATGGCCTGCCGCACGCGGGCGGCTTGCTCCGTCTGATCGATCGGCCGGCGCCCGCCGATCCGGCCGCGCTCCCGAGCCGCCAGAAGGCCAGCCTTGGTCCGCTCCTGGATCATCTCGCGCTCAAGCTGGGCAAAGCTGCCCATCACGTTGAACATGAAGCGGCCCATCGGCGTGCTGGTGTCGATAGCCTCTGTGATGACCTTCAACTGCGTGCCGCGCTCTTGCAGGCGCTCGGCCGTCTGGATGAGCTGCGACAGGTTGCGCCCCAGGCGGTCCAGCTTCCACACCACCAGCGTGTCGCCAGGACGGAGCGCCTTGAACGCCGCCACGAAGCCCGGCCGGTTCATGTCCGCGCCGCTGGCCTTGTCCGTGTAGATGCGGCCTTCCTCCACCCCAGCCCGGATCAAGGCGTCGGTCTGGAGGGTGAGGTTCTGATCGTCCGTGGAAACCCGCGCGTACCCGATGCTGAGGCCGGTCATCGTTGGTCAGTCTTTTACTGATGGCGGAGTGACAGACGATGGGGCGGAGGCGGGGGCTCGGTTCTGAGACGGTTTCTCGCGACGCTTAAGCTCGTTGTCGATCGCCTCCCGGATGAAGGCGGCGATCCGGTTCTTTCCGACCAGATCAATGATGCGCTGCTTCGCCTCGGCAGTGAGGCGGACAGGCATCGGCTTAACGTCAAGCGGCGGGCGTCCCATGCGCCCCGGCGTATCCGGTATCGGAAAACTCGTCAAAACGATCTCCTAAGCGATATCGCTTATTGACGTTGTAACCGATACCGCTTATGACTTCAAGCACAGACGACGGAGGCTCCAATGGCGAAGGTTCTCATCGAAATGGATCGCGGCAATGGCTGGGAAACCCGCGTTGAGGCCGAGATGCCCGGAGCCCCTGACATGACCGACGCCGAAGCCACGGCCCGATTTGCTCTACTGGACATCATTGCCATGACTGCGTGCGAAACTGGAATGCGCGCGGGGCCGGGCGCCGAAAAGCTGGCAGACGCTCTCCTGTCTGCCATCCGTGATCCTGCGACGGCTTGGGCGTTCCGCGCGCTCCTGCCGCCGTCCCCCTAAAACCCCGATCTGAGAGGCTGGCATGAGCGACCTGAACCCACGATACGCTGCTTACTGCGCCGCACATGGCGCGTCATCGCCAGAGGAGATGCAGCAGCGCGACCGCAGGGAGTGGCCGGGCGGACATATGACCGGCTTCATACTTTGGATGAAGGGGCAGTGGGCCGCTTGGGGCAAGGCGGCTCCTGGGCGCGGGTTCCGAGGCGTCAAGCGGGACGTGTTGGCCGAGGAACACCGTCGCGACTTTGACCGCTTCCTCTGGGAGCAGATCCACAAGCAGCCGCGCATCGCGGCCTGACTGTCCACCTAAACCCCGGTCCGGGAGCGCGCCTCCCGCGACGCGCTCCCACTCTGTCAGCCAGCCAGCGCCGCCTGCACAGCCGCCAGCCTCGCCTCGGCCCGCGCCCGCCCGGTCCGCTGCTCCTCCAGCGCGGCTTCCAGTGCCGCGACCTGGGCGCGCAGGGCCTCCACGTCGCCGGGGGCGCCTGGCGCTGGCGTGCCGCCCAGCATCCCCGCCGCTTCTAGGATGTCCTCCGCTTCGATCAGCCAGGGCGTGGCCAGCACCCGTTCGGCTGCGCTCAGCCGGTCGTCATCGAGCGCCGCGTGGATCGCCAGCAGGGCCTCCAGCGCCGGCTTGCCGTCCGGGGCCCCCGTGCGAGAGGCCCAGGCGATGTGCTCGGCCGGGGCCAGGGCGGTCTTCGGGTTGCGGGTGCGCTCGGTGAAGGCGCCCTCGTGGATGCGGCGGAGGAGGTCGTCTTCGGGGGTGACGGGCGTCGGCTCAGGGGCGGGCTTGGGGGGCTGTTGGGGGGAGGGGGAGGCGCCCTTCCGCGCTTCGTTCAGCCGGCGCATCAAGTTGACCACGCCTTCCGCCGCTTTAGGGCTGCGGCCAGCGAAGATGTCGCCGGGATATTCCTTATCGCTCGGCCAGGGCAAAAACACCGCCATCGTGTCGATATCCTGGATGATGCGGTCGCCCACCTTCCGGCAAAACTCGCGAATGTCCTGCTTGTCGTCAGACAGGAAGCCGACCTCGGCTAAGCCCCAGGGCACGCCCTTCTGCTTGGCCAGTGCAATCACGCTATTGATGCCGCAATAGGCGTTCAGCCAGTAGTCTAAGACGCCATCAAGCGTTCCGCCCTGGTACTGCGGCTTCATGTAGCAGTTGAGGAAGATCGCGCCGTGGGCGCCGTCCGCAAACGTCGCCTTGAAGTCAGCGTGATTGCCGGCGCGGCCTTTCTCGTTCACCGGGTTGTGGACCAGGACGATCTTCTTGCCGGGGAAGGCCTTCTCCGCTTCATCTGCCGCCTTGCGAGCCTGCTTCACCGCCTCGACATAGGCCGCCTCGCCGCCGCAGGCCTTGATGTCGTTCTGCCAGAAATCCCCCGTCGTTTCGTAACTGGTGGAGAGGTAGAGGGTGGCCTGATCCTTCGGCAGTGCGGCCAGCTTGTTCTTGAAGCTCGCGACCCACTGACTGCGGAATTCGCCCTTCGCGCCGCGCGTCCATCCGTCCTTGCTACCGCTCTTGCCGTACTGCAACGGGAACATGACGCTCATGTGCTGGACATGGCGCGGCGCCAGCCGGTCGCGGATCAGCTTCACGGTGTAATCGCTCTGCACATCCGCCCAGTCCTTGCGCCAGTCAGCAGAGCGCACGAGATCGAGCCTGAAGCCCAGGGCTTTTTCGACCACAGCAACCTTACCGGTCATGCCGTCGCCCTTGTCCTCAGCGTAGGTGCCAAGCATCAGCATCGGAGAAACTCCTGTCTTGGAAGGGGGAGATGTCATGCCGTCTCGGCGGCCACGGCGATGCCGGCGGCCTGCCAGTGTCGGGGCCACTTCTCAGGCCGAGGGGCTCCAGGGCGCCATGTGCGCAGGTAGTAGCGCCACGCCTCTTCTTGCCTGGCGGGCAGCGGCGCCGGATCGGACAGCACCAACAGCCGCGCCAGGCCATGCGCCAAGCCGTCGTGGCCCTCGATGGCGCGCCAGATGTGCGCCGCCTCCGGGCGCACAGAGGCGGCCTCGCATAGGCGTCTGCCGGCGGCGGTGATCTTGGCATCCAGCGTTCGGCTAGTGACGCAGAGGATCATCCCGCCCATTGCTTCGCCCTGGTAAAACGAGCGAGCCGGGCCCGGATTGCCGCTGGCCAGCACCTGATAGCGGTGGGTGCATTCGCTCTCTTGGCCGGCAATGGCGAGGAGGAAGCGCATCGCTTCCGGGCTCGTTCGCACGCCAGCCTCCATCTCGGCCCACGCGGCAGCGGGCCGCATCACGCGGCGCAGGAACTCGGCGTGGGTCATCGCGCACCTCGTGCCGCAGCCAGGGACCGCGCGTTGAGATCATCGGCCGCGCGGGCCGGATCGACGGGAAGGGGAGAGGGAGCGGGGAGCGCCAGGGCCGGGGCGGCGGCCGCGAGCGCATCGAGGCGCTGGTTGGCCGCGTGGCTGGCGGTCGAGTTCCCGAAGAAGAACTGCTGGACCGCCCCGAGCACGCCCGAGACGCCAGCGAAGACGGTCGAGAAGACCACCTCATTGCCGGGGGGCAGGCCGTAGAAGGCCAGCCGCAGCGCCATGGTCCCCCAGATGGCAAGGATAACCGCGGCCCCCGTGACCTGCGCCCACGCCACGAGGCCGCTCTTAGCGCCAGCGGCGCGCGCATCCGCGAAATCCGCCAGTTCCGCCCGCCGCACCTCCAGCGCGATCCGCGCGAGTTCCTGCCGTAGATGAGCCTGCTGCTCAGGCGGCAGGCTCTTGACCTGCGTGGGGTCACTGGTCCCCGCGATGGCCTCGGCTGCGGCCTCCACCAGCCCGCCGGCCCGCTTGCCGGCCAGCATTTCGACCAGCGCCGGGGCCATGCCCAGCGCCGCGCCGATAAGCGGTCCCACCATGGGAGCCTCCAGATTGTCAGGATTGCGTCGTGCCCTCTCTCCCTCGGGAGGCGTTTTGCCTCAGGGCACCGCGCGCGGCGTGCTCACCAAGAGAGTTCGGGAATGGGAGCCGGCGGCCTGGGGCTAAGGCGCCGGCTTGCGCGGCATGTGCTGCAACACCGGCATCGGCGGCGGCACCAGCTCGGGCGGGATCGGCTCGCGCTTCTGGCCGGCCTCGTAGATCCGCAACAGGGCATCCGGCATCGGCGCACCGAATTTGCCGGCTGCATGCACGGCCATATACAAATTGACCAGCTCGTGGCGGTAGCTGCGGCCCATTTCCTCGGCCGTGCGCCCCTTGTCCCAGCCCTCGTCGCGGTCTTCTTCGATCTTGTGGCGCACGCGCTCCAACTCCAGCGCTCGCGCCGTCTTGCGTTCGATCTCCGCCCGCAAATGATCGAACAACATTTTCTGATCGGCCGACAGCGACTGCCGCGCGGCCTGTAGCTCTTTTGTGTCGTCTCGCCCCTGGACGACGAGGTAGCGATAGAGAGCGGAGGCCGCGATCAACAGCGTCACGGCGCCGGAGCCGAGCCAGGGGACCAGCGGCTCCAGTGTCTTAGCGTCCATAGCTACCTCACGCGCATCTGGAGGATGTTGAGGACGCCATAGGCATAGACGGCCTGGGGAATCGCGTAGACCGCGCTGACGGGATTGCGCCCGAGCGACTGCGCGAGAGCGACGTTCAGGGCGGACCACGCGAAGAACAGCGCGGTGTAGCAGACGAAGCGAACCCACTTCGATGCGCGTGGATTTCGCGCGGACATGAGGATTGCGGCGAGGTTGGCGAGTGAGACAGCCAACACCGCCGAATGAATCGCCCATAGCGGCGCCACCTGCGCGAGGTAGGCGATGCTGGGGAGCGATGTGCCCTCCAGCATGTCGAGGATCGACAGCACGGCCCAGGCGGACGTGCATAGCGATGCGATGAACTCGCCGGGGATGCTCTCGCGTCCGAAGACGGTGACGAGCGCCCGGCGGATCGCGATGAGGGGGCGGAGCATGTCACCTCTCTGGCCAGGAGTGGGTGAGGGGTAGGGGGGTCATCTCCTTCCCGGCCCCTTCCAATGGTCGCCTTGTGGTTGCATAATTTCATCCAATGAGGTCAGGGGGTTGATGTGAGCACCGATCCGGGCGCGCTTGAGGCGAGGCCGCTATTTGCCGTGTGGGGAAATTGCCAAGCCGAAGTCATCGCGCGGGTGATTCAGGAATCCCCTGGCTTCAAGGCCCGCTATCAGCACGCCAAGCTGCCGCCCTGCTATCTCGCCACCAGCGGGGAGGTTCAGGGCTGGCTACAGGCGCACGCGCCGAAAGTGGGCCTGCTCATCTCTCAGAAGCTGAAGACAGGATGGCGCGGCGAAGCTGTTTTCGATACGAGCACCCTGCACCAGGCAAGCGCGCCGGGAAGCCGCCTCCTGCGCTGGTCGGACACCTACTACCGCGGCTATGCGCCGATGATGGCCTACCCTGTGGCCTTCCCCCGCGTCTCTGCCCTCTCCGATTACGTCAACATAGTTGCCGAGTTGGCTTGGCTCCATGATCGACGCGAGGACATGCTGCGTCTCTATTCGGACCCAGGCGTCATTCCGCAGGAAACCGTCCTCTCCATCCATGAAACGGCCCTGCGCGACTTGGCGGCCCGCGAGGATGACTGCGACTTGAAGGCCGCGCCGTATCTTGCGCAGCAATGGCGCTCAGGACGGCAATTCGAGAGCTTCAACCACCCTCGGCGGCCTCTGGTCGTGAATCTAGTGAATCAGGCCCTCGATCATTTGGGCATTGAGGACAGGGCTCCAGAAAAGGGCCGCCCGACATTCTCACGAGGCTTCGGGCTTCCCGCTTTTGCCGCCTTCGATGCAATATTGGATGCGCCGGAGCATAGCGATGGGCCCGGCCCCTTCATCATGAAGGGCCAGAAAATCTCAGCGGAACAGTACTTCTCGGAGTGGTTCCAGGCCTTCGATAGGCTGGGGCGCGACAAGATTGAAGCGGACCTCGCCGCGCATGAGCGGAATCAGATCAGCAACATGCTGCTGAGTGCCGTCGCGCGTGCCTGGAACATCCCACTCTAACAGGCATATTTGGAGCCAATACACAGATGGACACGGTTGTTTTCGGAACATCGAACTGCATCATTCGCGATGGCTTCCTGAAACAGTTTCGCATTTACTCAGGGAGCATCGTAGAAAATAAGTCCATCGGTGGATGCACTAGCGCAGTCGGCCTGTATTCCTTTGAGGAAATTGCAGGGCGGGCATTTGATTTCGCGATCCTCGACTATGAGATCAACGACCACCAAGCAGTCGATAAGGAATTCATCGGGCTAGAGCGGATTGAACGGAACTTCCGCAATTTGATCGCTGCTCTCAGGCTGAAAGGCATCACGCCGATCATCCTTGCGCTGCCTAGTGCGGGCTACCTGACTAAGGTGTCCAGCCTTGAGGCATTGCAGGAGCGCATCGGAGAGGATCTGAAAGTCCCCTATTGGAATGTTTCCGCCGCGTTCCGCGAGGCCGTGAAAAAGGGGGCGACAAGGGCCCACCTCATGCGCGACCACGCCCATATGTCGATCCCCATGACTGTCCCGGTCGGACGGGCCATCGCAGAATGCGTTGCAGAGATGCAGGCCGCTCGTTCGGAGCAGATCACCCAGACGATCAGTGTTTCCGAAACCAGGAGGGTCATGGCCTCTGATCTTGTCGATGCCTCAAAGATTGTAGAGCGCAAATCGAGCCTGCGCGGCACGCGTTGCGCCCTGCTGCGGACAGGCGATGAGTTGCGCATCCCTGTCGGCGCCGATGAGGTTCTGTCCGGCATCATGATCGATACCGGCGCTAAGGGGGCGGTATGCACCTTCTCCGGCGCGGGCCCGACCGCCGCCAAGCGGCTGATCATGCGCTGGAATGATGCCACGCCCGATCATTTCAGCCTGATGTATGTCGATCTCTTCCAAGAGGTTTCAGGCGGCCCTGATGGTGTCACTATGCGCGTAGAGCCAGAAACCGTGGAGCCAACTGAGCAGATGTTGCATGGCCGCTCGGCGCTGCCCGGCCGTTACGGTGAGGTGCATGTGGAAGGCTTCCTGATCACGAAGAAGCAGCTGCGGCCAGTCGAGGTTCCTGCCACGATCTACCATGGCCTGCCACTCAATCTGGCCGCCTTCCCCTCGCAAGCAGGCCTGGATGAGGCGCTTATTCAGGCGGCCCTGGAAGCAGCCTGAACCGATCAGGATGGAGGGCAATTTCGGCAAATGCCGATGCCCTCCCCGCCTGGAAGATGGGATGCTCCGCGTATGCGGCATTGAGGTCCGGGGCTTCCTCGAACTTGCCGAGGATGAACCGGTCTTCCAAGATCAGAAGATCCTCACTGCCTAGCCGGATTGCCGCGCCAAGCCACTTCTCGATGAGCACGCGGTCCCCTTCCTGAAGGTCGGCCACATCATCCCCGACCGTCAGGACCATTGCCTCCTGGGGCAGTTCTTGAGCAGCGGGGGGCAAAAGAATGCTCCCGCTCACATCGTGCGGCTTGACGCGGCGGAGGATGACCTGTCCGCGCCGCGCTCTCAACGTCATCATGGTGCCACCTTCAGCGCGTTACCCACAGCGGGGTCCATCCATATCGTCCCGCTTGCCAGACCTGCCGGCGCAGTTGGTGGCAGCACCGCAAAGCGAAGGGAGCCGTCTGCTCGCTGGATGAGGGGACCTCGGTTCAGCAGGATACGGCTTTTGCGGTTAGACACTCCAGCCCGCTGCCAGCCGCCCCGCGCGAAGGTCACGCCGTCCGCGACGACATCCGCCACGCTCTCTGGATGATGCTCGATGTTGAACTTCGGATTCCGGCCGGCGTTATTGTCGGTCCAGGCGTCATCAAACCAAGTGCCGCCCGTCAGGTACAGCGTCTCCGAGGCTGCGATCCTGTCGATGAAGATGTCGCTATAGATGCCAGGGGAGCCGGTGCTGTTGGTGTGGAAGTAGCAGCCGATCATTGATACGGTGCTCAGCGGATTGGAAATCTGATAGTTGAGACCGTGCTTGCGGCCCCGGTCAACCGAGCAGCCAACAAAGAAGATTTGGTTCGCGGCCCCAGGCCCATCAAAGAGATAGATATTGTCCTCCAGGCTCGAATAGAAATTCGATCCTAGGAAGATTGCCTGTCCAACTCCGGAGAGGGATAGGGCGCGGCTTCGAGTGCCGCCAAATCCAGACCCCAACCAGACGCTATCGTTCAGGCTATTGAGAGCCAGCGCGGTCCCGTAGCAGTCATTGACTGTAACGCGCTGGCCGCCGATGCTGCCGGAAGCGCCGGGCCTGTTGCCGATACCGTTGCCCTGCATGCGGATGATCTGCACGTCATCGAGATAGATGCCGGCATAGAGCGGGTTCGTCTCGGCTACGTCGAGATAAACGCCGTGAGCCACGCCCCTTCCCGCCTCGCCGTCGCGGCTTTGTCCCTGGATGCGGAACTGCGAGAGCTTCACGCGAGGGGATGGGTAGCCATCCGCGACGTAATCGTATCCGGAGCGGGAGATGGCAAAACGGAATGCGGGCTGCGTGGCATCGCCAAGAAGGAAGAACTGCGCGCTTTCCCGGCCATGGCCGCGAATGCCAATTGCCCGATCCACCGTGACCCCCCGGAAGCGGTAAACCCCTCCGGGCGCCACGATCTCACAGCGCGCACGGCCCCACGACGTGAAGCCCTTGACAGCATCAAACGCCGCCTGGATCTGCGCTGTCTCATCGGCGGAATCATTTCCGAGGGCGCCGAACTTCCGGACGTTGATCGAATCATTGATCTCATCGCTCAGGTATCGTGTGACCGCGCCGGATAAGCCTGCTGTGACCTCCATTTGCGTGGCGCCGACACGGATCTTCCCAGCCACCAATGCTGCGGATGCCGGCTGCTGGCTCGTATCTGCGACCGAGAGGTTGGGCGCCATGGCGCCGCTCAGGTCCGTCTTGGCCCTCAGAATGTTGGCGCCATCACAGACTGCGAGGTCTGTTGTGCCGCGCGCCACAGTGATGCCGCCGCCGCCGCCCAGCGCCTTGAATGTGAGGGCGCCGGCTCCGGTCGTATTGTTGATGAGGGTGTAGCTGCGCGGCTGAGTAACCGGCACCAATATTGTGCGGTCCCCGATCATCTCGCCGCTGAAAACGAAGGTCGCGTAGGCGGCCTCATCGGCCGTCAGAGTGATGTTCGTTGTCGCCCCACCCACATTTCGGAGCGAGATGTCCATGCCCAGCGCACGCTTGAGCGCTTCCATCGTCGCGATAGCGGAGTCCGCGATGGTCCGGCCGCGCGTTGGAGCTGTGGGCTGTCCGGTCAGCACAGGGCTGTTCGTATTGGCCTTGCTGGAGAGCACCGTCTGCGCGGCAGCCTGAGCCTCTGGCGCTGCGCGATCAGCCTGAGCTTTTGCGCGGTCAGCTTCGGTCGTCGCGGCAGACGACGCGCCCGCAGCGGCAGCGCGCGCTTCCTCGGCTGCCTGTGCCTTGGCTTCGGCATCCCGACGTGCGGCCTCGGCCGCCTCTGCCTTAGCAATCGCATCCAGCCGGGCCGTCTCAGCATCCGCTGCGCGCTGGTCCGCGAGCGCACGCGCCGCCTCGGCCGCCTGGCGCTCAGCGATGGAGATATCCGCCGCGCCCAGCGCGATGCCCTTGCTCAGCGCAGCATCGGTGGCAGAGGCCTCGGCCTGCTGCACCAGCGGCTGAACAGCCTCGGTGCCGGCGGTAGCCCCAGCCTCGCGCGCGGCCTCGGTGGCCACGCTGCGGGCCACAGGGATGGCTGCGGAGGCGCCGGCAGCGGCGCCGGCCATCTGGAGCGCGCCAAAGGCCTCGGTCGGCACGCCCTGCGGAAGGCCAGCCGCGTCGGCCACGTCGAAATCAATGCGGTCCGTCTCGGCGCTCGGCGATGCGATGCTGCCGACCACGGTCCAGGTCCCCGGTGCCATCGGCACTACGTCAACCGCGAAAGTGCCGGAGCTGACAGGGATCACATCGAGCGGCTGGCCGGGGCTGTCGCTCCCTTCTGTGTTCGGGAGCCAGGCGAGCGCCGCCGCGCCGGCATAGTCCACGGGCAGCCCGGTTGTCCGGTCGGTCACGTCGAAATAGACGCGGACCGCGCTGCCGAGGGTGCCGCGCTGCCGGCGTGTAGTAGGATACGGCCCGATGCGCGCGCGCAGTCGCACGTCTGCCGCGACTGTGTCGGACATGAGAAACCTCCGGATTTTAGGGAGGGCCGAAGCCCGGTCAGTCAGATCGCCGCAGCAGCCCGGAACAGGTCATCGACCTGCTCTTCCGTCAGCGGCGGGTCCAGGCGGGCCGCGATGCCGAGCAGGAGCGGATGGGACCGCTCAAAGACGGATGCGTGCTGCCACTCGATCTGCACGGCGCGGTCGGCCTCCGCGACAGCCGCCTCCACGTCATCGAGCAGGCCCGCTTGCAGGAGGGCAAGGAGAGCCTGGCGCCGGGTGATAGATTGCGGCACAGCCGGCGGCGATTCGCGATCCGCCTCCATCTGCGCGATGTCCTCAGGCGACATCGGCACCATCTCGCCGTCGACCCACTTCATCGTGTCGCTCATGCCAGAGCCCCCAGGAGACGGAACCGGCCGGCGGTCACGTTCTGACCGGAGAAGCCGATGATCAACTGCGTGGCGCGCACCGAGTACGGGACGACGAAGGCGCCCGACATGCGGACGATGCGGCCCGTCGCTGCGCGCAGTGCCGCGGACTCCCACGTCCCCATCATCTGCGCGTTGGCGATGTTGTAGAACTCCATCACGCCGAACGTGCCGCCGCCGGTGTTGTCTGTGAGCGGAATGGAGGTGTTGTTGCTCGCGGGAGGCCCGGTGAAGCTCTCCTGCGACCCGCCGACGCTGTAGCCGCTCAGGTAGTCGTTCGGCCCCACGAGCGGGCCACCGCCGTGATTGACCCGGGCGTACATTGCGCTGTTGCCCGCTGGCGCCGTGTCCTGCCACTCAAAGCGGAAGCGGTTGAACTCTACGGGCAGGGAGAAGACGTAGGACGCGACTGTGCCCGTGGAAACCACTTTCTGGATCGTGTTCCACGCCACCTCGTAGGGCATCTGGTCCATTGGCAGCCGGCCAGTCGTGCTCAGGACAGGCGTGCGCTGCGCTGACAGCGTGTTGAACACCCGCACCGTGCCGCTGAAGTTCAAGCGCGCAGTGGTCCCTGCGGAGTTCTCCTCCACTGTCGTCCGCGTCAGGGTTGCCGGTGGCCCAGCAGCCACCTTCCCAACTCCGATTTCCCATGTAGTGCCCGAGGCGATCTCGTAGCCGCACTCCGCTCCGTCACCGAAGGCCGAAAGGAACGACCGCCGCCCCGGCACGGCGCCGAGCAACGTCACAACCGCATTCGTGCCTGGCGAGTTTGCCGTTTCCTCAACCCGATTCCGCAGCATTCACAGGCGCTCCACGAAACGGGCTCGCCATGTCCGGCGCAGCCCCGTGTGATTGGTGAACCCTACGCCGCCCTGTGGCAGCATCCGGCCAAACACGGCGTCCCGGCCAACATTGGCCAGCGGGCCGCTGTCAAAGGGCAAGAAGAGGACGTTCTGCCCGCGCTCGGAGGCCTGCATCGCCTCCGCGATCTCAGGATAGACCTCGGCGCCTGGCACAGAGGGGAAGGCCACATCCCAGGCCCGGCGCGCGAACCTGGGCACGATGAACTCCTGACCGCCGCGAGTGAGTGTCACATCCTGCGTCGCCTCACGCATCCAGGCGCTCTGGTAGGACAGCCCGCCCGCTCTGTACGCCGGCCCCGCGTAGAGCAGGGCAACGGAGAGGAAGCCGTCAGCGTTGGAGGCGTTCAGGATCGAGACGCGGCACATCTGCCCTGCCACCACCTGCGGCGCGAGGTGGATGCTCTGCCCGTAGCCGGCCTGCACCGTCCCCGAGAGATCGCCGCTGTCGTAGGCAAGCGGCTCGATGCCGTTGAGAGCCGCCTGCGATCCTACCCGCCAGCGCACCACAGCCGCCGGGCTGAGGTTCGTTCGCGCCAGCGCGAAGAGTTGCCATGTCGCCGCCGCGCTGCCTGTGTCGATCGTGACGTTGGCGCCGGTCGTGCCCGGCGTCGTCTGCCAAGCGTTGGCCGTGTCCCCGTGCGGGTTCTGCAAGTTCTGCGCCGGCAGGCTGGCGACCTGATTGTTGGCCGTCAGCGAGGCCGCCAGCGCCCTGTTCTGGTGTCCGATCCAGGCCGGCACTAGACGAGCACCTGCACAACGATTGTCCCGTCGTTGCCGCGCATCTGGTCGCCGACGATCTGGCCGACCTGCCCGTCGTGCAGGTTGCCGAAGGGGTAGGAGAGGCGCACGATGTCTCCCAGGTCCAGTTTCATGCCCACCTCCACCGGCAGTGTCGCGTCGTAGAGCCGCCGCTTGAGCGACCACAGGTCTGCCGTCGCTGTGGCCAGCGCCTCCGCGTCCGTCTTGCTCATCAGTGCCGTCACCAGCGGCTCGGGGTCGCTCGGCGTGGCGTAGGCAGCCTGTGCGGACGGGCTGAGCGCCACGCCGTACTGCCACTCCTGCCGCAGCGCGCGGCGGCGCTCGTCCGTCAGCGCCTCGCTGGCCGCGGAGCCCAGCAGCCTGTGGTTCCGCGCATAGCCCACCCGCCAGCGGAAGGCCGGAGGGTCGAGCGGCGCCGGCAAGACATTCGGCCGCAGGTCGCGGATCTGCGCGGGTCCGAGGGCCGCCTTGATTGCCGCCCCGGCTGCGACAGCTCGCAGCGGCAGCGCCCGCAGCCGCCCGCCCCGCGGCGGGACGAGCTTGGCACCGAGGCCGCGGAGGAACACCGAAACCGCCTGCGCCCCGGTGGACTGGTCGCCGCTCGGCCAGTACCAGCCGGAGACGCGCCCCGCTGGCAGGGCGGCAAAACTGGCCACGTCCACCAGGTCGGCGGCGAGGCCCATGTCCTCCGTCAGGATGTAGCGAGCGATGTCGCGCGCTGCCGGCTGCCCCCCGGCGGCCGGGAAGAAGCCGATCACGTCCGCCGTCACCGTGCCCACCGCCGGGCTGCCAAGCTGGAACAGGCCGCGCGCGTTGTCGACGCGAAAAGTCCCGGCCGGCGTCGTGCCAGAGTAGAGGTCGCCCACCTCGCCCGAGAAGCTGAAAGGAAGCCCGTTTTCGTAGACCGCCGTCACCGACCCCGGCCCGTCGTTGATCTGGTAGATACGGTTCACGGCGTCCACCAGCACCGGCGCCGCCTGCTGGATCGGCGTCGCCGATGTGCCTCCGCGCGCACGGGGCTTGGTCTGCCCGGCCAGGGAGGCGTCGCCGTCGAGCCCGCCCGTGCCGCCGTAGACGTTGCGCTGGTACTGCTGCTGGAGCCAGTAGCTGGCATCCCGCAGCGGGATCTCCAACGCCGTCTCGGACAGCCGCCAGCCCTGCGCCAAGCCTCGGAACAGGTCCACCAGCGCCGAGGACGGCGGGTCGAGCCAGAGCCGCCGGGTCGCGTCGAAGATCCGCTGCCCGTAGGCCAGGCGCACCGGCCGCGCGTCCGGCGAGAAGGCGCCCGCCACTTGGTCCCAGCGCCCATCGGCGTTGATCAGGCGAATGCTGCCCACGCTGACGCTCGCGGCCGTGGCCGAGGGCGCCAGCGTGATCAGCCGGTCGAGGTCCACCGTCCGCTCCAGCACTGGCGGGTAAACCGTCACCGTGCCCGCCGCGTACTCGGTGCGGTAACCGCTGTCCGAAGCCCGGAATACGGCCGTCGCCGCCTCTTCGAAGGGAAGCTGCGGCGGGGCGGCCCAGGCGTCGGTCGCCCAGGCGTAGGTGCTCTCGCCCGTGATCTCTCCCGGGCGGAAGGCATTCACCTCGGCCGTGTAGAAGCTCGCGCTCATGCCGCCTGCCTCAAATTGGCTTGTGCCTGTTCACGCCGCAGCGCCGCGACCTCGGCCTGCACCTGGGCCAGCGCATTGACCAGCGTTACCGTCTGGTCCTGCACGATCTCCGCCTGGAAGCTCGCCGTCAGCGTGTCGGCGCCGACATTCCCGATGGCTCCCAGCCCGTTCTGGACGCGGTTGAAGGCGTCCACGTAGCCGCCCGTGGAGCCGTAGAGGTCCCGCGCCAGCGACAGGTACTCCTGGCTCGCGCCCTGGTACTGCCGCAGGCTCGCCGCATCCCCGCCCATGGCGCTCTGGAAAATGCTGTCGAAGTTCCGCTGCGCCGACCCGAAGCGGTCCTGCAGCGAGTAAGGCGACATATCCCCCGCGCCGAGCGAGCGAGCATAATCGGCCAGCGACTGCACCACCCCCGCGGCTTGCTGCGACGCCCGCAGCCGGTCGTTCGCCGCCTGCTGTTCCGCTGCCACCGCCTCCTGGCCGAACTGGCGGATGATCGCCAGTCGCTCCTGAGCCTGCACGTTTTCGAAGTACCGCGTGCGGTCTGCGATCTCGGAATCCGTGTAGCCCTGGCTTTGCAGACCCTCCACCAGCGACCGCCACTCGCGGTCGGTCGCGGCGTTGAACTCCATCAACGCCGCGTCCTGATCCATACCGGCGGCACGGCGGAAGCGGACGTCGAAGCCGGTGAACATGTCGCGGTCGTTCGCCGCGCGCGCCTCGTAGAGCTTGGTCACGGCCTCGGCCTGCCGCTGGGACAGGACGTTGACCTCCAATCCCAGCGTCCGCGCTTTGGCAATCGCCTCGTCGAACGGCGCCCGCGTTGCCGCCACAGCCGCCGCGAATTGGTCGGCAACGGTGGCCACCCGCTGCATCGGCTCGTAGATGTTCCGCAGCCAGCCGAGGTTCTCCAGCGTGCGCTGGAGGTCCCCGCCCGAGGCATCCACCACTGTGCTGACGTTTTCGCTGAAAGCGGCGCGCATTGATGTCAGGATCTGCGAGGTGGCCGCTTGGATCAGCGCCTGGCTACCGGCCTCGTCGCGCGAGAACTGCTGCTTGGCCCCCGCGTCGCGCAGGTAGATTCCATCGCGGTCACCTACGCCCACCGTAAACGCATAGGGCGTTTGGCCGACACCCGTCGCCGCGCGCAACGAGGCTGCGATGTCGCTGATGCTGCTGGCGATCCCCTGCGCCGCGTCCCGGTTCTCGGCGCTGAACTTTCCGCCGGTCTGCCCGGCGATGGAGAGGCCCCCGCTCAGCAGGTCGACGGTCGCGTTGCCCTCGCGGTTGCTGGGCTTTTGGCCGGGCAGGAACTGCGAGGCGATGGCCAGCACGGCTGCGGCGGCCAGGCCGTAGGGGCCAAGCGCCGCGAGCGCACCGCTGGCGCCCCCGAGCATGCCGCCCACGGCCCCACCCGCCGATGCCAGCGTGCCGAGGCCGCCGACGACGCCGGCCGCGCCGCCGGCGCCCTGAGCCCAGCCCCGCGCGCCGCCGGTCTGAACACCACTGTAAATGCCATACAGGCCGCCCGCCACGCCGAGCGCGCCCATGGCGGTGCCGGAAGCGCTGCCGAAGAAGGCGCCGCCGCCAGGAGTGGCCGGCATGGAGGCGGAGAGCGCGTCGATCTGCGCCGTCGTGATCGGCGTGCCGGCCGCCCCTGCGAAGCCCAGCGTGGAGGGTGCCGCGACATTTGTGGAAGCGAAGAGGCTCGGCGCATAGCTCGCTGCCGTGGCGTCCAGCCAGTTGGCCGCGCCCGAGAAGTAGCTTCCACCACCGCCGAACGAGGTCAGCCCGCCGCCGGCGTTGCGGACCAGGCTAGTGTAGTCAACGCCGCCAGGCGCGTTGTTGATGGCCGACATGGCTAGAGCGTTGGACGCTCCTCCCATCCCGCCCATCATGCCACCAACAATCGGCGCCACGATAGGGCGGATCACAGCCTCGGCAGCGATCCGAGCCCCGAGTGAAGCCGCCGTGCGCCGCATGTTCTGCCACATGCGGCCCCAGGACAGCTCCGTCTCCGCGAACATGTCGGCGAAGCTGTCCGCCGTGTAGCGGACGATGTCGTCGGTGGTCCTGGCTTCTTCGTTTTGGCGCCGCTCCAAGGCGGCCTCGTAGTCGCGCTCGGATTTCTCCCGAGCGCGGGCACCCTTTTGTTCGGCCTGCTCCTGTTCGCGGGCGGCCTTGGCGCGCCATTCATCGAGGCGCCGCTGGACATTGGCGTCGCGGCTGAACACGCCGCCGTCCATGTCCTGGACTTCGACCATGTTGCGGGCAACGGCCTTGACCGTCTCGCCCAGCTTCTGGATCGCCTCGTCGCGCTCCCTGACGGCCAGTGTAGCCAGACGCTCGCCCTCAGCGGCAGAGAGAGTTCCTTCACGGACTTGCAGATTGATCTGGTTGATCCGCTCGGCGTACTGCTGCTGGGCCGCGAAACGGCGATCCAGGCTGGCGCGGAGGGCGTTTGTGCCGAAGGGATCGGCGGAAGTGGGGCCAAACTCCTCAGCGCCTTGAAGCCCGGCTTTATCCAGACGGAGAAGGCCCTGGCGAAGCTGCTCCGCCTCGCGATCCGCCGCCGCGAGTTGGCTGCGAAGCTCACGCACCCGGATAATCGCCTCGGCCTCGCGGGCGCGGTCGGCGTTGCTCTCAGCGCGATACAGATTGCCGGATGGGCGGGCGATGTCGCTGAGATATTGCTCCTCTTCAGCAAGTCGCCGCGCCAGCTCCGCCCGACCGCCGCCGACTTCTGCGAGGCGAGATTCGTTGCGGCTGCGAAGCTCAGCCCGCTGCATATTGGCGAGGTTCGCCGCCCGCTGCCCGGCCGTCAGAAACAGGTCGTTGATCTCGCGCAACACGCGCGCAGTGTCCGCGCCGCTCTTGGCCATGGCGTCGAGGGCTTCCTGCCCCTTGCTCTTGGCCTGCTCCGCATTGTTGGCCGTCAGCAGGAAGTTGGCCGCGATCGTCCCGACAGTCAGGATAACACCGGCCACCGCACCAGCCGGGCCGAACATACCGAGGAACTGCGAGCCCTGCTGCGAGAGAGCGACCAAAGCATTGGTTCCGCCCTGGATCTGCACGGCTAGGTCGCCGGCTTGGTACCCGCCCTGCTGGATGATTTGATTGAAGCGCCCCATGCTGCCAGAGGCGGTCTCAACCGTGCGGTTTTGCTGATCCAGCTTGGCTTGTGCGGCGCCTAGGGCCTGCGTGTAGCGGTCCTGGCTGATGACGCCGGCGTCGAAAGCTTGGCGTGCCAGAAGGCTGCTCTGCTCGAACTGGCGCTGAGCCGCCGCCGCAGTCCCAAGACGGGCCTCCAACTGGCTGAAGGCGGCCTCCATTTGAGGGACGCCATCAATCCCAATCTTGATGCCGAGATCGCCAGCGGTGCCGGACATGAGGCCTCCAATGTTACAGCCCCGCAATTCACGCCGAATATGTTATCCTGGCGTGTATAAGGGAGATGGATATGCGCTTATTGGTAGCCGCAGTGACGATCTTGGCCCTGGGGGCGCAACCGGCTCTGGCCGTCGAATGTGACCGGATCGCAGAGGGCGCTGGCGCGTCCGCAAATCTAGCGGCGGTTCTGATGAAGAGCCGTTCTCTGGACGTTCAGGCCGCCATGGACATCAAAGCCGACATTGAGAAGAGCGTAGTTTGGCTGATGCGGGGGCGCTGCGGCATTCCTCAGGAGGTGTCCGAAGGGCTCTCATACCTCCAAAACTACATAGCCTCCAACGGAAAGACGGTCCCCGAGTAGCCGCCAGCGCGTGCCAGCGTCTAATCACCCCGCGCCTTTCGGGCCTCGGCTTCTGCCGCGTCCAGGACGCCAAATGACCGCATCAGCCATGCCGGCTGGTCGTTGATGCCGCCGGCCGCAGGGAGGTGAGACAAGCCGCCCATGCCGCCCTGACAGCGGAACCAAAGCCGCACGACATGGTAGATGGCCTGAGGGATGTAAAAGCGCGGGTTGGACTTCCACAATCTCCCGCCCGCCTCCCAATATCCCCCCTCCGGAGGCCTGACGCAGTCGGGAAAGGCGCCTTCTGCTGACCGCATCACGGTCAGCGCGCCCCTCAGTTTTTTTCCACTTCCTTCGTCGGCTGCATCAACCCGTAAGCCGCCCGGCCCACCGCCGCAACGTCGCCTGCGGGCAGATGCGTCACGATGAAGTCGGCGTCGATCTTCTCCGGCACCGCAGGAAGGCCCTTGCCCTCCCAACTGACCAAGCACAGCAGAACCAGGCGGATGTGCTCCTCGCGATCCAGCTTCGTGCCCAGCGCCCGCAGTTCCGCCAGATCCTTGTCGTCGCGGATGTACCACTCGGCCCGCTGGCGATCGGCCTCAGACTTCATCATGCGCTGGCGAGCCGCGGAGATCTCCGCATTGACCTCCTTCAGGACCTCGCGGTCCGTCTCTCCGATGGGAGCGCGAACCTGGGCATCCTGGAAGGCGATCTGGGCGGCCTCGTGCTCGTCGATGGCCTGCACGAGATCTTCCTTGCCGGCCCGCTTCAGGGCCTCTCGGACCTCGTGGTTGATCACTGCGGTGGTCGGACGCAGGCACATCGAGGCCGCATCGCTGATTGCGCCGGCTTCTTCGAAGCTCGGCGCCCGCAGCGTGTATTTCCGGCCGCCGAGGTTCTTTGTGACGCGGAAACCCGCGCCGGTCACGATGTCCATGCGATCCTCAGAAGACAGAGATGAACATGCCCTGGCCGGGCACGTCGGGCATAAGGGTCAGGCTGTCCACGCCCATGTCGCCGCGGTTGGCGTCATCATAGGCGGTAATGCGCAGCGAGGGGTTCGTCACCGCGATCCGGTTTCCAGGGACCGATCCCATGATGCCGGCGAAGGGCATCGAGGTTCCCACGCGGAACTTGCCGAAGCGGCCGGCGCTGTTCGTAGTGGAGGAGAACGGGTCGATGGTGACCGAGGAGTTGGCCGAGGTGATCTCGGGCGCATCATAGCCCTCGGGCGCCTCCGGGTTCTCGGGGTCGAAAAGCGAATTATTGCCCGCGAAGGTGTAGCGGGCGCAGCGGGCCAGCACGCGGTCGAGGCGCGAGAGGCCGTTGGCCCAGATCGGCGCCTGCGGCCGCGACACCGTGTTCCATCCGGTCGGCAGCGGCACGGCCTCGTAGGCGGCGAGGAGCTGACCGCGCATCGTGAAGGTGATGAAGCCCGGCTGGCCGGCCGTCATCTCCAGCGCCACGGAGCCCTTGCAGCCGACGAAGCGCCAGCGCTGCCCGCCGCGATACATGTAGATCGTGACCGGGCGGATCAGGTCCTCATTGTCGGTCAGCCGGTAGAGGTAGTTGATCGGCACCTGCGCGAGCGTCGCGGTGCTGAGCGCCGGATCAAAGCGCATCGGCAGCGTCGCCACCCGGCCCGCCGAATAGTCGAGGATCGTGGTCAACTGCGGCCCGGTCGGATTGCCGGTGAGGATCACGGGCATGCCGCGATAGGCCTGGGCGGTGGCCGCGAAGGGCGTTGCCATCGTCGCCGAGATTTCGGTGCCTGCCGTGGCGGCCGTGGGCGCGCCGACCTGGGCGGACTGCACGACCTCTTCCCAGCGGCACGCCTTCATCAGCTTGCCCCACTCGGGCGCGGTCGCGGCGGCGCCCGAACCCCGCAAGGGGATGCGCAGCGTGATCTGCGGCCGGATGCCGGTCGGGATCGGCGCATTGCGGTCGAAGCTGCCCGTCAGCGTCGGATCTTCCACCGACTGCTGTGGCAGGCTGAAAGATGCCTCGGCGCCAATGAAGGCATTCAGCGGCGGGCTGCCTCCAAAGGCATCCACGCCGGCCGTGGTCTCGGTCTGCACCGCGACGGCAGACAGCCGGATACGGGTGGTGTCGGCCATGCGCCGCCCTCCATGATGCTGGAATCAGAAAGGGCGCCCTGCGGCGCCCTCTGGGTCAGTCCTTGGCCTTGCCGGCCGGTTTCTCGTCCGGGTCTTTCGCCCGGCCATCCTTGATCAGGGCATCTGCCTGATCCCTGGGCATCTCGACGATCTGGCCCGGAGCAATCGGCACGCCGACCTCCCGGTCGATCTGCTTGGTGGCCAGGATTCGGCGCAGCGGCGGCAGGTCGGTGGTGGCGACAAGCGCCTCTGCCGGCTGATCGGCCGCAGCGGGCGTGGCCGCCTGCTTCTCGGTCATGGGGTTCTCCTAGATCTCGACGAAGGCCTGGCCGCGGGTGGTCCAGACCTCGAAAACGAATTCCTGGCTGAAGCGGATGGTCCGCTTCTCGCTGCTCGCCACACCCAGGCGGTCGAGGTCGAAGGCGGCATCAAAGGGCCAGATTTCCAGGGTCTGGGTGGCCAGTGGAACCTGGATGGCCTCCTCGCTCGGCATCATCGCCTCGATCACCCGGGCGTGCAGCGCGTTCATGGCCGCGTCCAGCGTGTCGCGGGCCTCGGCGTTGTCGATCTCGACATAGCCCTCGACGGTCCAGGAGAGGCGGTAGCTGGCCTCGCCAACGGCCGGCGCATCGCCGGATGTGTGCGGGCCGTCAAAGCAACGCAGGAGGGGGAGGAAGTCGTCGGATGCCACCTCAGTGGTCGGGTTCCGCACGATCTCCCGCGCCATCGTCATTTCCGGAAACGCGGCCTGAAGGCGGGCGTGGAGCGCGGCGAAGATCGCCTCGCGGAAGGGAATGCGCGCCATGGGTCAGTCCTGCCGCAGGAGGCCGAGAATGAAACTGGCGCCGCGCACGTCCTGCTCCACGGTTTCGACCCGGTAGCCTCTCTCATGGCCAACCCCCAACAGGTCGCCCTTGGCGGGCCGGCCAGGCGCGATGGCGGCGGCGGCAATCGTCGCCTCGACCCGGATCGTCGCCTTGCCCGGCGAGCCGAAGCCAAGTCTGCCCTGGTTGTCCTCCGGCGCACTGATGATCAGCCGGACCGGGAATGGCGGGCCGCCCTGCTTGAATTGGTAGAGGGCATCGACGCCGAGGTCGGAGGCGGCCAGGTCTCTGCGCGCCATCGCGAAAGGGTCCATGGCCGCCACCTCGTCAGAACTTCTTCGCGCGGAGCAGGAGCTCCGGCATCGTGCAGTAGTGCAGCGGGTAGCTGTAGATTTCAGGCTGGAACCAGAAGCCTCGCTCGCGATCCCGCACGATGATGCTGTAGATGTCCTCGCCAGGGGTGTTGACGAACTCCTCGGCTTCGAAGGGCGAGTAGACCACGCCGAACACGCCAGGGGCGCCAACAGGGAAGAAACGGGCCTGATCGGTGTTGATGGCGACCGTGGAGCCATCATCGGTCCCGCGATAGTTCACCCAGGTGATGCCGCCAAAGTCCAGGGTGGCGAAGGCGGTGTTCTCACGCAGGCGGGCACCTTCCTGATAGCGATAGGTGTCCACCACCTTCGGGTGGGCCACCAGGGCATCGAAGAAGTTGTCCCCGGCGAGGGCGTAGATGCGCGTACTGGGCAGGATGGCGCCCATGGCCTTGGTCCGCATCTGGCGAACCACGGCGACGCACTTGCCGCGCACGTCTGTGTTGACGTCATCCAATTCGAAATCGATCAGAGCCGGCTCGGCCACCCCGAAGCGGGCGTAGAAATCCGCCAGGACGGTAGTGCCGTCAGCGTCCACCAACTTGCCCTGGATGGCGCCCAGGCGGTGGAATTCGTGGGTCAGCTCCATATCCTGACGTTGGGACGCCTGGATGCGGGTGATCTCGTCCTGGACGGCCACGAACTCGTCCGGGTTCTCGAAGGAGCGCAGGTTCTGCAGCTCGTGGGCCTGCTTTCGTTGGCGCTTCGCCAGGCGGGGCGTGCGCAGATAGACCTCAGTGCCCTGGTCGCTCTGGCCGATCACCGGATCGCCGCCGCGCTCAGTGGTGGGGATCAGGCTGATCTTGCCGTTCATGCGGCGGAGCGCCACCCGGTCGGTGCGGACGCGGTCCACCTCGAAGAGGTTCAGGCTGCCGAGGTACTGCGGTTGGTACGGCAGGCGCCGGGCCGCCCGCGTCAGCGGGATCGGCTTGAAGGCGTCGTTGTCGAGGATGTCGAGAGAGGGCATCGCTTGGTGTCCTTCAGCGAACCACGATGCCCAGCGCCGCCAGGGCAGCGATGGCCGTGTTCTTCTGCGTGTTGGTGATCCCGCTGGCCCAGGTCAGGGCCCTACCATCGGCCTCGAAGTCGCGGGCCAGGACGACCACGCGCTTGTCCTCCGCGGTGGCATCCGCATCGTCAAACAGGATGCCCATGGCATTCTGGCTGCCGTCCGTGGCGCCCGGCGTGTGCGCGGTCAGCTTGCCTCCGGTGGTGACACGACCGAGCACCGCTCCGGCGACCAGCTTATTGCCGGCGGCCAAGGTCTCGTGCTGACGCGAGCGCCAGAAGTTCGCCTCGCCAGCGATGAAGTGGCCGGCACCGCGGCCATAAGGAACAGCGACCATGGATCAGGCCCCCTTCTGCGTGCCGCACACGCGGTTGATGGATGCGCTCCAGCCGTGCGGATCGGCCGGGTTGGTGCCGCGGGTCGCCTTGGCCGTGCCGGGTACGCCGTGGCTCGCCGTGAGCGGCTCCTGCTCTTGAGCGGAAGCGCGCCCACGGAGCAGAGCCTCGGAAACTTCGCCGCGGGTCTTGCCGGCCCGGATGAAGCCCGCCGCGTCCTGCGGACGGCCTGCCAGGGCGCAAAGCTCGACAATCCCGGCCACGTCCTCGACATTAAGGGTCAGGTTGGCAGAAGACGTCGTGGCAGCCAGAGGCGCGCCCTGTGTCTGCTCAGCCGCAGCGTCCGGCGCGGCCTGCTGGTTCTCGTCCATTGTGATTCCTTCGCTGGACATGCCGCGCGGATTCGATGCTCCGCGCCCTCTACCGGCAGAGGTGCCGGCATCTGCGCGCCGGGCGGCTTCCGCCACGGCGTCAACCAGGGTTCCGACGCGGTCGGCCAATCCGGCCTCCACAGCGGTTTCCCCGTAGAAACATCCGGCTTCCGTGGCCCGGACCTTCGCGTCAGGCATCCCGCGATTGGCGGCTACCAAGGCGGCGAAGATTCCGTAGCAGCGGGACACTTCGGCACTCAGATCGGCGCGGGCGCCATCGCTGAGGGGCTGATGGCTATTGCCATCCACTTTCTTTGCCCCCGCGAAAACGTACTCGTAGGTCAGGCCCTGCTGCTCATCCCGCCTGGATTGATCCAGGTGCAGCGCCACGACGCCCACTGAGCCAACGCCACCCGCGCGGGAGACGAAGACTGTCTCTGCGGCGGAGGCAATCGCGTAAGCGGCCGAGTAGGCGTAGCCATTCGCGACAGCCACGATAGGCTTCCGCCCCCGCATGCCGCGGATCGCTTCCGCCAACTCGAAGCAGCCGGCGCATTCTCCTCCCGGACTGTCCACGTCCAACACGACGGCTCGCACCGCGCTGTCCGACATGGCAAGGGACATGTCCCTGCTGATCGCGCTGTAAGATCGTAGGGGGGAGCTGCTGGCATCGAGTTGGCTTCGATTCACCAGCACGCCCACCACCGGGACAATGGCCACTCCGTCCGGCGTCACCGCATAGGGACGCCGGACCTGATTGGGTATCGTCTGCGCATCACGGTCAGCATCGTCGAAGGCCATGGGCTTGATGCCCATGCGATCCCCGATGCCGCCGATGATCGCCTGTAGCTTGGTCTCATGGACTAGCAGCGGCGCGCCGAAGATGCGCGCGGCGACATGCGCCAGATGAGGCATGGTCTACTCCTCTTCCGGCGGCGGTGTGCGTGCCGGCTCGTCCTCGTCGTCGGTCTCGGTTTGGGGCGTGACTGCCCCTTGGCCCACGGGCGCAATGCCGAGGCGCCGCCGCCTGGCTTGGTCGGCCGCGGTTCGTTGGTCGGTCTCTTCGGCGTCGTAGCCGTTGGCCTCCATCACGTCGGACGGTGACTTGAACAGCTTGTCCACCGCGAGCGCTTCGGCCTGCATTTCCTTGAGGGGGTCAGCCCAGGCCCAGGGTGGCGGCATCCAGCGCACCCGCCGGAATTTCGGCTTGGCGCGGGCGTAACCAGAAAGCGAGACGCCACGGACAGCATCAGCCAGCAGTGCTTGTGTAAGCCAAGCATGGATGACAGGCCGGCACATGCCGAAGACCATCACCGAATGCTGGTAGGCTTCTACCCGCCCCTTGGCGTCGACCAGAGCTGCGCGCAGGCTTGAGTAATTGGCTTTCGCCGTGTCTCCTGTCAGCGCGAAATAGGGCACTCCCAGTCCGGCTGCGATGGCCAGAAGCGTCCTATACTGGAAGGCCTCAAAGTTGCCGCCCACGTCGGCTGGCGAACTAAACTCCACCGACTCTCCGGGCCGAAGGACTGACATCGCGCCGGGCTCCAGAGATGCTACCGCGACATCATCGCCGTAGGGCACCGCAAGCGTCCCGAAACTCGGATCAACGCCGGCAACCGGGGCCTCTGCCTCCTCCGTCTCGGGGCGGGTGATGAACCCGGCATGGAGGGCGGCGGTCTTCTTCCGCTCCAGTTCTGCGTCGTCGTACTGGTCGAGAGTGAAAAGCTTGGCCACGACGTTGCTGAACCGGCTGAGGCCTCGGATCTGGCCGGCCTCAACTGGGTCCATCAGGTGAAGGACTTCGGTCGCAAGGACACGCGACTTCTGGCCGGCTCCGGCGCCCTGCTCGGTGCTGTCGGAGGGGTGCTGCCGATAGAAGTGATAGGCTACCCGGACGCCGATGCGGTCGAACTCGATGCCCTGTCGGACCACGTTGCCGTTCGGCAAGACCCGGCTGTCGTTGGCGTCCAGCATCTCTGAAGGCAGCATCTGAAGCTGTATCGGAATCGAAAGGCCATCCTCCGGCCTCCGGTAGCGAATGCGAAAGAACACCTCACCAGCAATGAACATCTCGCGGGCAGCGCGACGCTGGAGGCCGTAGAAGTCCGTCAGGCCTTCGGCGTCTGCCTCGTCCGTCCAGTCATCCCACGCTTGTCGCAGGGCTTTCTTCTGGGAGGCCGTCACGCCAGTCCAGGAGGGCGTGATGCCTGGTCCAACGACCCGGTTGCCCCACCAATCTGCGGCATTGATCGCGTAGGCGTTGTTTCGCGTCAGCCAGCGAGCCCGCTGGAGCACCGTGGCTCCGGCCGCGGCAATCAGCGTGTTCACGTGCGCAGGGCCGGGGCGGAAGTGCCGCAGGCGCCTTGCGGCGGCACCAGCCTCCAGACCGGGGGAGCCGTAACCCTGCCCTACGACAGGCGAGGACATCACCGCCGGGGGGCCGCTGGCTGCCTGCTCTACCCTCCGGAAAGGCCACCAGAAGGCCATCTCAGAGCCCCTTGGTGCTGGTGAAGTAGACCTGTCGGGTCCGCCGGGGGATCTGCCCCGATTGCCGGTAAAGGGCCGCGATATCGGCCCTCAGGTCGGCCACAACCTTTCGCTGCACCTCGGCATCCTGATATGTCAGCCCGGAGCCATCTGAATGCCGCACCTGCTGCAAGCCACTCTCCAAGCGCGCCTCTGCGGCTTGAAGCCGCTGGATCTTGTCGGCCAAGTCGGCCTTCACCTGCTCGGGGTTCAGGTTCGCCATGGTGGCCTCCAATCCAAGGCGCCGCAGAGCGGCCGTTTCAGTCCATCCAGCGGCTCCGCACCGCAGGGCGCAGAGTTTGTCGGGCCGGCATCAAGTGAGCGGGTATCGGCCGCCCTGGCTCGAAGGGGGGATGGCTCTCGGGGTCAGGCGCGGGGGCAGGATCCTCCGCCTTCCCCCCGCTTCCGGTGACGGCTGCCCGCAGGGCCTTCCACCGAGACGGCGCCCACCGATCGACACCCATGGCCGAGAGCACAGCTCGGGAATACTTCCATGCATCAAGCGCCTCGCGAGCGTGAACGGCTTTCCAGGCGCCCTTCTCCTCAATCCACTGGTCGCCCACGAGCTGCTTGCAGACTTCCTCACTGGCCAAGCCATTGAGGTGCACGTAGCCCGGCGGATAGGCGATGCCGTCCGCCTGCTGCTCATCGGTAGGAGGGTCCAAGGCCAGGAAACCGTAAAGCTCCATGGTCGCCAGGTGACCGCCGACCATACCGAGCCGAAGTCCTCGCTTAGCCCTCTTGCCGCCGGCCGTGGTGTCCCGCACGCCCGACCACGCAAATACCGGAGCGCCAAGGGTGGTGGCGCCCTTAACCGGGATCACTAGCGCAGGATGGCGCCGGGCCCAGGCCTCGACTTGCGTGGTCGCGAAGCCTGTGTCCGCGCCGACCTTCATCAAGCGCATCTCGGCTCCGCCCTCGTGGCGCCAAGTCTGCTGGACGGCCTCACTGGCCCTGTCCCAGACATCCCGGTTGAACGGGTTCCCCTGGATCACGATGAAGTCCACCAGCCAGCACTGCCGGTCCGCGCCCCAGGCCCAGACGTAGATCTCGACGCGGTCCTTCTGCACGTCCAGCCCGGCCGTCAGGACCAGTCCGTCGCGCGGCACGACGCCCGGCTCGTAGTCCTCGCGGCGGTCGTAGAGCCGGCGCCACTCCGGCGCCTCGCCCTTCTGCTGCCAGGTCTCGCCGAGCGCGGTGTTGATCCAGGGCTTCAGGAACTCCGCGCCGCCTTTCTGCGCGACCTCGAAGTCAGCGGCCGTCTCGCTCAGTTTGCGCCATGAGCTGTAAAGCTCATTGATATGAAACCCAGCCGTCCCTCGGAACTCTGCGGCAGCGCGCCATTCACCATGACGGATAGCGGCCCATCTCTGGGCGTCTGACCATGGCTCCCCGCACTCTTCACAGATGTATCGAGCTGACTTTGTGTTCCCTCGGTCCCACTTCACCTGGGCCCACCTTAGCACCTGCATGTACTGGCAAGCGTGGCACGGCACCCAATAGCGGCGCTGATCTGATTCTTCGAAGGCCTTCTCGATCCGGCTCTGCCCCGCAATGGTCGGCGTGCTGGACAGAATGATCTTACGATTCCATGCTGTGTTCGTGCGCCGGATGGCCAGCGAGACAACATCGCCCTCATTGCCGGCCGATGCTGGGAAGCGGTCGATCTCATCACAGCACAGGATGCGAATAGTCTTGGCGGCGAGTGCGGACGGCGCATTTGCGCCAACCACATACAGCCGCCCCCCAGGGAAGGCACGATGTTTGCGACGATCTTTGTTGGATCGCCCCTTACGATCACCCGCGATAGCCCGCAACGTGGGCGTATCGCGGATCATCGGATCTAGTTCGTCTTCAGCCCACTCATCAGCCCGCGTCTCGGACGGCAGGACCACCATGATATTACCGGGGTCCATATGCATATGGTAGCCGACCAGATTATTGACGCATGCCTGCGTCTTGCCGACGCGAGCGCTGGTCATCAGAACGACCTTCTCCACGCGTGGATCGGTCAGGCTGTCCATCAGGCCGCGCTGATACTCGGCGGTTTCTGTTCTCCACCTCCCCGGCTCCATTGAGCTTTCGGGGGAAAGGCGCCGATAAGTGTCAGCCCATTCCGAAAGAGTAAGTCGCGGAGGCGGCGCCAAGCGGCGCAAAAGAGAACGGGCAGCCCGAGCTGCCCGCCTACCCGCCTCGACGCTAATCTGTTGCCGCGCAACCTCCGACATGCGGCTCAACCCTCGATTTTTTGGCCCATCTCGCGGCGCAAGCCGCCCGGGCTCTTTCTGCCTGTGCGGCCCTGCGCTCTGGCGTCCACGTGGCAGCTATGCGGTCGCGGCTCTCTGACTTAGCCCAGAAGGAAAGCGCAGCCTCGCGAGCACGCGCCTTCGCCTCTGGCGTAGAGAGGGTAGCCTTAAAGCGGCGGCCGTTTGTTTCTCGACGCTCCGGATCTCTTGACCACGCTGCCTTAAGGCGCGCCGACTGTTCCGCCCGCCAAGCCGGATCGGAGAGCGTGATTTTTAACTGCCGAGCCATCCTCGCTCGAACATCAGGCGTGATGGATGCCTGAATCGCATCTCGCATGATCTTGGCAGCATCCGGGTCTCGCCAAGCGTCGCGGCTGATCTGGCTCCTACGCAACCGGCCCAAAGCGGAGCCGTGAACTCCTTTGGCGCTCCGCGCTATCGCGGCTCGCGCTTCATCGGTGTGCTTGTACCCGCTAGAACCCTCTCCGCCATCAGTCAGGTTCCACAGCGGGCCAACCGGGTGCCGGCCGATAGCCGCGATCTGCGCTCGTTCCAAAGCAAATGCATCCGCCTCAGACAAGCCAGAGGCAACAATCCGAACCTCAACCTCGGCGCCGCTCCTGAGTATGCGGCGTATAATCTTAGCTTTTGGAGTTAGGTCTGTTTCCGGTGGCTTGAGATGATCCCAGCAACGCCGGCCAGATCCTTTCCCGATATAAAAGGGAACCCCGTTCTCCCGAAGAAGGGCATAGACATAGAAATTGCGCCGCGCGGGCGCTAATATCGCATCAACCACATCAGCCTCTCGAACAGGCGGTTGGCCAGAAGCCCGGCGCTGTTGGACGCAGCGTTCGGGCTTCGATATTTATAGAAGATTCAGTTCACTATCTCAAGAATCTGCATCGTCAGAGCCGTCATCCCCGATGACACCGCGTCCTGCTCGCCGCCTGGCGCGGTCCTTTACGGTCCCGACCACCTCGGCTGAGGCCATATCCATCAAAGCATCGTTGATGAGCCCCGCGATCAACTCCTGAACCTTCACCTTGTCGTCCTGGCCGACGACCCGCGCGGCAGCAGTCACCGGCACGGCCAGCATCTTGCTCCTGACCGCATCAAAGGTGGCCCCGACGATGGCTTCCAGATCCTCGGTCATTACCGCCTCGCCCCTGAGCTGGGCGTTGAGCAGTTCGCGGGCCTCTGCCTGCGCTGTCACCAGCCTCACGCGGGCCGCATCCAGAGTAGCGCCCGTTTCCGACCCGCCGGAGGCGCTTTTTCCGTTCGCGGGGCGCAAATGAGCGCAGTAGGCGGCCACAGCAGCGCCTAGAACATATTGGCCCATCCCGTTGTCAGGGATTACGCCATCATCCCGCAGTTCTCGGATTCTGCGGTCCGAAATCCCGAGGATTTCGCCCAATTCCTTACCCGTCAGGGTCGAAAGTGCGGCGGCGGAACCTTTAGGCACTTTTTTCACCGAGGATGTTGTCGGGGTTCGAACCCCTGCGATGGGTTTTTCGGCCAGAGGGACCCAAGGGGGCGGGGGTCACCCCGCCCGGCATGCGTCGATTGCATGGGTCGAGGCATGCGCCTGCCGCATGGCTGGGTTATCCACAGGTTCAATCGCTCGAAAAATCGAGCAGATGAGGGACTTTTCGCCCAGGAAATTTCTACTCGTGGGAAACCCAGATTCCCCGAGTGTCCCGCCGGAAAAATCGCCTCAGATGAGGGAGTTACGGCCCATAACTTTTCTAATTTTCGGCCCCTTATGCGGCGCCCTGGGCTTGGCCTGGGGCGGCATCATTGGCCACCGGCCCGCCCCTCGCCATCGCCTCATTGAAGTGGACCGGCGCCCTCTCGGCGGCCTTCTTCCGCGCCACCCCGAACCAGTCGAGGCGCTTGCTGTACTGTGGCGGTCCCTTCATGAAGAAGTAGACCGGCAGCGGGCGCCCGGCCCGGTTCTTCTTGTAGATACCCGGGGCTAGCGCATTGCCCGAGAGGTCGAAGCCCTCGCCCCGACCCCAGATCACGAAGAACTCCGTCTGTACCTTCCTGCGGCGCCGTGGCTTGCCGCGCCGGGCTGCCCGGTTGTCGCCCTGGTTTAGGACGCCAAGCTGCGACAGGATGCGGACCAGTTCGCCGCGGCTTGGGTTGCCGTTGGCGTCATAGGTCGCGAACCGCGCCGGCATCATGAACACGGGCTGCCCGCCAGGGCCAAGGGCACCAAGGCGGATCTCGGAGCGCTTGTGCGAACGGGTGCCACCGAAGACCTGCGTCTTGATCGCTTCCTCAGCGGGCGCGCCACGAACACCAAAGCGCCGCACCGAGATCGAGGCTTCCGGCCTGCCCTGCTTGGCGTATTCGACCTGCAGCGCATTCAGCGTGAAGTTCGTAGGCCGAAAGAACTTGGCCCGCATCTCGCCCTTGAGCGCTTCCCGCACATCCTCGGCGGTCTTGTTGGCGGTCCGGCGCGCCGCGCTCTGTGCCCGGCGGCGATAGTCCGCGATGAAGTCAGCGGCTGGGCCGAGTGCCATCTGGAGGGTCACGCGCATGGTGCAGTCGCCCTCACCTGAGAAAGGGACCAGTCAGACCGTGTAGGTCGGGGAAACTGGCCGGAACGACTCGTATAGCCAGTAGCCCAGAAGCGCATCGCCGATGATAAGCAGCATCCATGCGAGCCAGTGCAGCGCTCCAAGCAACGGAGCATTAGAGCTGAACGTCCGCTCCCAACCCAGGCTTCTGACCCCGAGTTGGGCCTCAATCCGCCGGAGGTAACGGCCCTTTTGACCGATGCGCAGATAAGCCCCAAACGAGAAGAGGCCGAAGACACTCGCGATCGCCGCCGGTAAAGAGACCAAAATCAGGAGGTTCTCTGCAGCAATACTTGCCAGCTTACCTTTATCGGATCCGGAACTGACTGAGGTAAGGATCCAGGCAAACAAGGCGCCAGAGGTGACCAGCGCGTACTGGATGTGCGCGGAGGTCAACTTCACCAGTTCCGCGATCTCGCCCTTGATGTGGTCGAACTCGGCCTTGTGAAACGCGATGCGATCAGCATCCGTGGGAGCAAGCCACTCCGGAATGATGCCCTGAGTGGGAGCCGGCGAAATACAGCGCACGAGCCAGGACAGCACGTTGAACTCCCTAGGTACGGGAGCAGAAATCTGTTTCGCGAAGAGAATTATGTCCAGAGAAACAAAGCCACCCCGGCTTTCACCGAGGCGCAATTCCACATAATGGCGAAACCGTATCAGTTCTCTAAAACTGCTGCAAGAGCCGTTTTCGCATCTCCTCCTGCTTATTTGGCAAATCCCCGTGGCAGGGCGCGAGGTAGCCCCAGTGCTCGGCCAGCCGGGTCAGGGCCGCCCGGATCTCGCCCTTGGCTTCGGTTGGGTTGATCTCCTTTCGCGCGGCGATGGCCTTGATGGTCAGGTTCTCCAGCACGAGCATCTGCACCAGGGCATGGGCCGAGTTGCCGAGGGCATTGATGGCGTTGCGCAGGGAGACGCGGGCCATGAGTTGCTGTTCGGCCGGGTGTCCCTGCATCCAGGGCGGTAGGCGGCCCACAATCGGCTTGGCCTGGTCATTGGCTCCCTCGGCAGCGGCGGCGGTCAGGATGTACCGCTCGCATGCCATGGCGTGCTCCAAGCTGATCGAGCCGGCTGCCTCCAATCTGCGAAACTCCTCCACGCGGCGGCACCCCCATACGGTTCGGTTCGGGTCTTCGGGATCGGGCCGCTGGTGGCGCTCGGCCCGGCGCGCGGCCTTCGGTATCTTGCGCTCGGCGTCCATCGCATGGAGCGAGCCATAGTCGATGGGATCGACAGCGCGGCGCATGCCGTTTCGCAGCGCCTTCTGCGCGATGATGCTCATGCCCAAGGCTCCTCTCCAGCAAGCGGCGTATGGACGACATGCCTCTCAGGCGGCACCCACGCATTCAGCCTAGGGCGCCCACTGAGGCCCCTCTGGCGCTCCAAGGCCGCCGAGGACTCGCCGCCCCCTTCATCGCCCTCAGCGCCCACAGAAAGCGCCGGAAAGAGGCATGTGACGGATGCGAGCGCCAGCAGGAGCGCCAGGACGCCGAGAGCGGTGCCGAGGATGACGGGGCCACTCATCGGCGCCACCCGAGCAGCAGCACGACCAGGACGATGATGGCCAGGAGGATGACGAGCTGGGCGTCGGTCATCGCGTGAACCTCCAGGCCAGCCGCGCCGCCCAATGCCGACTCATCCCGAGCCGCCGGTTGTTGCGGTAGTCCAGCAGGACGCGCCCGAGGCGGAAGCTGCGGAGGATGGGGGTCATCGGCTTCCTTCATTCAGGAACGGCCACAGGCGAAATGCAGCAGCCTCAACCGCAGCCCTAAGCCGGAAGCGGTGCTTGTCCTCCTTTGAGACCAAGCCCAGCTTTCCCGTCTCCGCGACGCTGGCCTCGACCATGACGCTGTTCGGGCTGCGGGGCACAACCGCGAAGCCCTGTTGCCAGAGGAAGGCGATGATCGCGCGCCCCTCAAGCTGGCAGCCGGAGGTTGCCAGGAAGGGAGTGAGGTTTTCGGCCGCCGGGCTGCTCTTTCCCTCGCCGCCGCGGGCTCGGTTCATCCAAGTCGAACGAGCGCCCATAGTGATGTTCATGATCAGGCTGCGGATTGCTCCCGGCTTGGTCACGCCGGCCGCGAGGCATGCCGCCACCATCGGGTATCCGTAGTCGTGGACAACGGCGCGAACCTGCGGGGGCATGGTGTCAACGCGGTCAAAAGCGCTCACCATGCTCTGAGGGACGCGGCTGGGCTCCCCGTCCTGGATGTGCATCATTGCAGAGCCTCCAAACCAAGTTCAGTCACCCCAGCGATGTCGCAGGCTCGGATGGCAGCCTGGGCTTCATCATCGGTTATGCCGTAGCGCTGCATCAGCATGGCCACGACGTCGGAGTGAAAAGCCACTCCCCCGCCCGCTTTCAGGAGTTCGATGCAAAGCAGGACTTGCAGGGCAGTCCGCTGATCGACATCGAAGGGCCAGTTCCCCATCATGCCCGCCCCTCCCCGCTCTCCACCAAGGCGCGCGCCGCCTCAAAGTGCTCGATGCTGACCCACCTCGTCCCGCGCCCGGGCAGGTCGAGACGCGCGGTGTCTCCAGCGATGCGGACGGTTGCCCCGGCGGCGAGGCTGGCCGCGACGGAGCGCACCAGGGCGGGCCAGGGGGATTTGGGTTCTGGGGTCATGCCAGACGATCCGACCAGGCGGCGAGGCGACGCAGGCGGAAGAGCCCGTCGCTGGCGCGCTTGCCACGCTGAGCCGCGGCGAAGGTGGCGCGCCAAGCGGCGTCATATTCGCGGCCGTAGAGCTGCCAGACGAGGCCATAGTGGCGGCGGGGCTCGGGGAGCGCCCGCTTACGGCGGCGGAAGGTGATTGCCCGTTCCATGGCCAACCTCACCGCCACTCGGCCGAGAACGGGATGTCATCCTCCATCGCCGCGATGGGCTTCTTCGCGCCGCCCCCATTGCGAGCCGGCTCCGGGTACTCGCCCGGCGTGCGGGTGCGGGGCTGGTAGCCGCCGCCATTGTTCGCGGGGGACTGCTCCTGACGGGCCGGACGCTCGCCCTGCCGCTGGACCTTGAGGCTGAAGAACCGCCCCTTCTTGCCGTCCTTGACCCAGGCGGCGATCTCGTAGGTCACGCCATCGAGGAGGAACGTCCCCTTGTGGGACGGGTGGCGCTCGTTCTCGGCGCGCTCGTTGCGGAAAAGCTGGCCAGATCCGTCGCGCTGCTGGAAGTCGCTCATTCGCCAATCTCCCGGTTGAAGTGACGGCCAGTGCCGGCAGTGACGGCCCTGACGGCATTTCCCAAACTTTTCCCCTGTGTGTGTGCGCGTGGGAGGGTTTGCTGGAACAAGTCGGCACTGGTTGGCACTGACGCCATTTTTGCGTTCCGTATCAGAGAGTTGTTGAGTGACGACCGGCCTTCCCAGTCGTCCCTGAGGTCGGCACTGATTGGCACTAGTCGGCACTCCCTCGGCGGGGTTCGGCCCTGAGGCCGACGCCCTTGACCACTCGCTGCCCGTTTCCACGGAAGCGTTTCAGGCCTGGATGGCGGTCGATGGCCTCTGCAAAGCCGTTCGAGGTGAGGACCTGGAAGCCGTTCGCCTGGGCCCACGCATTGAAGTTCGCGAGCAGGGCGCTCGGCTTCTCCTGCAGAGTGGGGTCGAGGACGCAGCGCTCTTCCAGCCAGGATCCGAAGGCGTCCTGGTCGGCGAAGTATTCCTTGCTGGCATCGGCAATCGCGGAAGCCGTGCCAAGCCGCGCCTCGCGCCAGGACAGCGCGCCGTCGATCATCCAGCGCAGGATGGCCGGGTATTCGTCGCGCAGCCGGTCCTTCAGTCCGTGATCCGGCTTCTCCGGCTTGTTCTCGAACGGCACGATCCGCAGGCGGCGCTCCATGGCGGGGGAGCGGGATTTCAGGCTCGGGGCGTGGTTGCCCACGAACATGAGCTTGAACTGCGGCCGGTAGGTGAAGGGTCGCCCGTGCGGGTGGCGGGCGGATACCGGCGTCTCATTGCCGGTCAGTTCCTTGATCTGGGCTTCTGCCCATGTCCGGCCGGCTTCCGTCTCGGAGGAAGTCACCAGCCGCGCGCCAGCCATCTGGGCTCGGTAGTATTCGGCGGGCAGGCGGGCGCCGGCAGTGAAGGCCTCCATGGGCTGGGCCACGGCATAGCTGCCCATGATGGCGGTGATGGTCCCGACGAAGACGCCCTTGCCGTTGCCGCCGTCGCCATAGAGGAACGACAACACTTCCTCCGACACGTCACCGGTGAGGCAGTAGCCCGCCCAGCGCTGGAGGAAGGAGGCCAACTCTTCGTCGCCAGCCGTTGCTTGGTCCAGGAACCCCATCCAGTGCGGGCAGGATGCGCCGGGCTTGGCGGGAGCTACGGAGGTCTGGCGGATCATCCAGTCGGCGGGGCGGCCGGGACGGACGACGCCAGTGCGGAGATCCACTACGCCATCGGTCGTGCCAAGCAGCCAGGGGTCCTCGTCCCACATGCCCTGGTGGACGGCGAGGCGGGGATCGGAGCGGGCCAGATCCTCCACGGCCTTGGCGAAGCGCGCCTTGGCCATGGCGTCGGCGGTGTTCTGGTTGATGCACCGCTGCCGCTCGCTTTCGCAGAACCGCTTCGCTGCCTCGATGGCCTCGCCAGCCTTCTCCATCACCCAGACGGATCCGGACCAGACATACCAGAGGCGCATCGTGTGGTCGTAGGCGAGCCTGCCTTCTTGAGCCGCGGCGAAGCGCCGGGCCACGTCGGCCTCGCTAAAGTCCATCGGGTTGGTGTTGGCGGCTGGCGGCGCAGCTTCGTGACGCCTGGCAGCGAGGTCGAAGACTTGGCCCATTTTGTCGTCCTCAGGCATCGCGCCGACCCCTCAGGGGCTGCTTGGTGCCGCCATCCAGCCCTGACTTGATGGTGGCCCGGCATTCCGCGTCATCCAGGCCGATGTAGCGGCCGGCGGAGTAGAGCGCGTTCACGGCTTCCTGCTGGTCCAGAGAGCCGCCGGCGATCAGGCCGCCGGCGGTGAAGGAGGCAGCGTTGAGGGTGCTGTTCCGCTGACCGGGACCGGCATTCATGACGGAATTGATGGCGCGCTCCAGTGCGCGGCGGGCCCGGCTCTCGGTGAGAATGGGGGCGCGGCCATCCCATTCCTTCCGCTGCGGCGGCCTGAGGAGATCCAGCAGCCATGCCGGCGCCATTGGGGGATTCAGATCCCACGGCGCGACCGCCCAGCGGTAAGGGAGGCCCTTGCTGTTGCGGCTGGGGGACACAGTGAAGGCGACCCGGCCAGCACATGTGTCGAGGCCAGGGGCAGGCTTGCCCGCGCCCCGGGCCATGGGGCGTCCGTCATCCTTGAACACCATCAGGTGCCCGCCGGATCCGGAGCGGCCGTGCGGGCGTGGCGGAAGCGGGCCGTGCTTGTCGCAGAGGCCGCGCAAGGCCGTCACGCCATCGGCGTGGCCGCCCTCGATGACATCCACGTCGAGGCCCCACACTCCCGACCCCTCGGGGACGACCTTCCAGTTGCAGCCCGGATATTCCGCAGACCAACGCGCAAGCTGGTCTAGGTTGTGGGTCGCCGCCTGCAGGTATCCCTCGAACATCCCCTTCTTGCTCCGGGTCGCCGGAACGCAGCGCCAGCCCATCAGGGCCAGCCGTTCGATATCGGGGTGAATCTCTGGAGACAGCGCCGCGCTCATGTGCGCTGCTCCACCAGAGAGGCATAGATGCCCTGGATGCGGCGAGCACGACGGGGCGACAGGCGCTCGGGCCCTCTGCTCAGCACCGACCTGCAAAGTCCGTAGGCGCGGGGATTCAGGCGCTCGCGGAAGTCGCCCATCAGCGACCACGCACATTCCCAGGCGCGGCGGCGGGCCATCATGCGCCCGCCTCCTTCACCGGCACGTAAACTTTGACCTCCCGATAACCGAGGCCCAGGGCCACGCTCGTGGAGATGTCTCGGTGGCCGTTCACGACCTGGCTGACTTGCGTCGCCGTGGTCCGGCCCCTCTCCGCGATAGCCGTCACGGCGCCGCGCTCCTTGCAGCGATCCCAAAGGATGCGGAGCAGGTCAGCTTTGGTGATGGCGCCGTTCATGCGCCAGCTACCCTGAACCGGAGCGGCACGCCCGCCTGATCCATGAGCGCGATCGCGTCTTCAATCGAGCGCACCACACCCACGACTTGGCCGGCTGCCGCTATCCGCCGATGCATGTCGCGCTGCATGTCGGTCAGGCGCCCTACGCTGGACTTCATCTCGATCCAGACCGTGGGATGGCCAGGGATGATGCAGCAAATGTCCGGTACGCCAGTCAGCACGCCGGAAGCCTTCCTTGCTTGCCCAAAGCGCGCGCGGCCGAACTTATTGCTGCTGTCGCCGCGTTGCTCGTTCACGATGGCAAAGACGATATTGCCATCCGGCAGGGCGCGGCGAAGATACGAGATGACCTGAACCTGGGCGAGCCGCTCGGGGTTTCCGCGCTTCTTCTTGCCACCAAGCTTGTCGATCTCTTCCGTGACGGTGATTTCGTGTTCCACCAGCATTCACCGCCCTCCTCGGTTGTCGTTGTTCGGCTGATGGTCAAGAAAGCTGCCGTTGAAGCGTTGGCGGAGATACCGCTGCCGCCGGATCTTACCGGCGAACAGCTCGGCGCTCTGGCGCGCCTTCTCCGCTCGTTCCAGGCACCAAGTCGCCAAATTCGTCCAACGGCGTTCTCGCCAAAGAGCGAACCTCGTCATGCAGCTTCTCATGCGTGCTCCTCAGAGCGTCGAGCCGGGCGGTCAGCAGCGCGCGCCGGGCATCGAGACGCCTGGTTTCCTGATCGATCCACGCGGCATACCCATTCTGAATGCGCCGCGTTTCACTGGTGCGAGGGTCGTTGACTTCGTTGTGCCAATAGGCACGGGCTCGCCGGGCGGAGATGCCCAGGACACGAGCGGTGATCTCAAAGGCTCGGGCGAGGCCACTGGTGGCGCGGTGCGCCAGAATGACATCGTGGACCATGCTTTCGGCGGTAACCGAATTAGGCATCGTCTGATGTGCGGGCAAAATACCCGCATCCCTGGGTGAGGAAACCGACACGGCGGGGGCTCTCCATGGCAAAAAATTGCTCATGGAGAGCAGCGGCTACCTGAACACACACATCGACTTTGGAGGGCTCGGGCGGCAACCCGAGCCTTCCGCGATTCTGGGGCAGGCAATGCAAGATCGCTTCGCCCGCCTCGATTTCCTGATGGCGACGCACGCCGCGGCCGGAGAAGACGGCAGGGATGCCGTTCTCGCCCAGGTCCGCGAAACGTTCGCTGAGATCGAGGGAATCCTCCTGCTGGCCGAGCTGATGAGCCGCCCGCAGTGATCGCAGATTGCGATAAGCGCGCCCCATGGAAGCGGGCGCGGTCTTGTTCAGGCCCGGCATTCGCTGAGACCTGCGGTGCGGCGAGACTTACGACCGGCAGCATGCCGCATCAGAGCCGCGCCAATCTCGAAGGAGCGGGCGCCAGCCAGCATGACCAAGCACTCCCAGTGCTCGGCCGGAATGCTGTCCCGGTGGCGCCAATAGGCCACAGTGCTTCGGGCGGAGCCGGTCGCGTCGGCAACCGTCTTGTCCCCACCCAAAGCCTGAATAATTGCGCTCGCGTTCATGGCGCCGAAGCTATGGCAATACGCCATATAATGCAAGGGCAATACGCCATAAGCGGTCGCGAGGCAGAAGGGCTATGGCATCATGTCATGCCTCAACGACCCAAGACCACCGAACCGGAGGCCGCGTCTGAATTGCAGAAGGCGGTCGGCGCCCGGCTGGAGCTACTGTTCAGCGTCTGCGGCTGGGACCAGAGCCAGGTTTCCCGGCTCCTCTCCGTTGACCAGAGCACTGTGAACAAGTGGGTGAAGGGAAGCCGGCTTCAGCCGGTGTATCACATGATCACCCTCTGCGAGCAGTCAGGCTGCACCCTCGATTTCCTCTACAGAGGAAAGCTGGGCGGCCTCATGAGAAGCGATCTTCTGGTTCATCTGGCGGCGAGGGCTCCGGAGCTGGCCGAGGGAACCCCCCTGGTATCGGCGGAGCGTCTGGGGCCGGGCCGCCCCTCCAAGGCAAAGGCTCCAGTTCCTTAAGGGTCAGGCACTCCCGTTCACCCACCGCGCACCGCTCCCTTGTTTTTCCGCGATGAATTGAACGTAACATGAACATGGGATCAAGCTAATTCTTCGCCAATGAGTAATGTTGCGTCGATTTTACACTGCACCTGAGTAGCATTTAGCTCCTTAGACTCTACCATTGGCTGCGGGGATGATGCCTTCATGGCGGAATCCCACCTCATAACCGTGCTCAAGGCCGAAATGGCGAGACGGAAGATCGGCGCGCGGAAATTGGCTCTGGATGCGGGCCTGAATCCCGAAGCGGTGCGTAACATCATACACAGGCGGTCGCGGACACCACGGGCGGCCACCCTGGAGGCGCTGGCGGCCTACCTGGATGTCACGGTGGATTACCTGCTGGGACGCCAGTCTGGTGAAGATGATCCGGGCTTGGCCGGGCCAGAAGCGGGCGTTCCGCGCATCCCTGGGCGCAAGCCCGGCCTGCGGGAGTGGCTGGAGGTCCAGCAGACCTGGAACGCCGCCAGCCCGGATGGCCGGCGTGCGATCGCATACATGGCGCGAATGGTAGCGGCGGCTGAGGGGTTGGCGGAATGACTATAAAGGCGGGAGAAGCGCATCCATGAGCATGTCGCCTGAGGAAAAGGCTGAGATGGAGAGCCTCCGAAAAGAGGTGCGGGAGTTAAAGGCCCTGGTCACAGAACTGGCGATCATTCAGGGCGAGGCTTTAAATGCCGCCTCCGATCTCGTTTTCCGCCTCGACGATTTCCTTGAACCCTTAGACAACGCATCAACGGGAGGGTTCTTCAAAAGTGACCTGCACAGAATTCGGCAGGCGTTCCTGGACGGGGCTAGCGACGCATTGAATGTCGCGCCAAGAGTGTCGGGGGGCGACGATGCCGGTGGACCATAGCCTAGAGGGGCGAAGGGAGGCAGCTAAGAGGGCGAATGCCAAAGCGCGAGCACGCCAAGATGGGGATGATGTCTCAGGTATTGCGCCGCCCCCAGGCCCTCCCCATGATGGTGGCATGGATGGGATTTCGGATCTGAAGGAGCGAGTGGAGCATTTGGAAACGCGGTTCGACGCGCTTTCCAAGCAGCTTCGGGGCGACCGGAACGCCATCATTGGTACGATTATCGCCTCTGTACTGGCGGCTGTTACGCTGCTGTATGCCGCCCAGGCCAACATGCTCTCGGCCTTCCAGGCTGGGCTGTCTGCTGTTCAGGCCTCTTCCTCTGCTGCCCAACCGCAGCCGCCGATGATAATCCAGTTGCCCGCACCCGTTGCAGCTCCTCCAGTCGCCACCTCGCCGCCACCCACCCAGCCCTAACTCCCGCACTAACCCGGCTCCGGCCGGGTTTTTTTATGCCTGGGCGGCAGATGGGCTGCGATGAGGCCCGGCAGATTTTCGGAAGCTGTATGGCAGATTGCCATTGATGCTTATGGCGGAATGCCATAGTGTCTTCCCACGGCCCACCGCCGAGGAGACACCCGATGGACATCCACACCACCCAGACGGCTGAGGCGCCTCCCGCGCCTACCGAAACCGTCACCGTTGACATCGTCTCGCGATGGAACCCGGCTGAAACCCTGTTCAGCGCCCAGGTTGAGGCGTCGGTGCAGAGCATCGGACGCATCAAAGCCGCCGTCACGGCTGCCGTGGAGGCGCAGGCGAACCTGAGCGGCGCGTACCTGCGCGGCGCGTACCTGGGCGGCGCGTACCTGAGCGGCGCGGACCTGCGCGGCGCGAACCTGCGCGACGCGGACCTGCGCGGCGCGAACCTGCGCGACGCG